GCTAAAATCGGTTCTTCCGGTGATGGTACTAAGATAGGCTCCTCCGGTTATAATGTTCAGATCGGTTCTTCCGGTGATGATGCTAAAATCGGCTCCTCCAGTGATAATGCTAAAATCGGTTCTTCCGGTTATAATGCTAAGATAGGCTCCTCCGGTAATGGTGCTAAAATCGGTTCTTCCGGTGATGATGCTCAGATAGGCTCCTCCGGTTATAATGTTAAAATCGGTTCTTCCGGTAGTAGTGCTAAAATCGGTTCTTCCGGTTATAATGTTCAGATCGGTTCTTCCGGTTGTAATGTTAAAATCGGTTCTTCCGGTGATGATGCTAAAATCAGTTCTTCTGGTGATGATTGTGTCATAATGTGCGCTGGTATTAATTCATCAGCTAAAGCAAAAATAGGGTCATGGATTACTCTTGCAGAATGGAAGTATTCAGAAGAAAAACAAAGAGATATCCCATTTTCAGTTGTAACAAAACAAGTAGATGGAATTGAGATAAAAGAAGATGTGTACTATACCTTACAAGATGGTAAATTTAAAGAATCAAAACAACACTAATACCAGACAAAAAGCAAGAATCCGATGAAGTTGTAAGTATCCATCAGTCGACATGCTTTCCAGGTATGTGAAAATGATATCATGAACAGGAAGATAAATACATTTAAATGTCTTGTAAACGGCGATATTTCTTTATCTTGGAATGAGAATAATATTCTTAACTTATAATACTGATAAAAATTTAAAAAAATTGGAGAAATGTATACAGTAAATTTATGTAGATGTCCTTATTGTGGATCTTACCACTATGAATTAACAGGTTTTACATTCAGGGCTAATTATAATTACTTTTATTATACTTATATGTAAAGGAGCATGAATAAGTATAATTTTTTATTGCGTGCAATTTGTTTGTTTCTACTTAGTTACATCTTTGGGGTTTTGGTTTATGGTTATATACACAAAGAAACACCATCCGCTATTGACGTATATCGTGGAAGAACGGAATTAGAAATAACTATGATTATTAGAGACTCTACTATAGTTAGTAGAGATAGTATTGTAGTATTTAAATAAAACTTTTATGAATGATATTGATTATTTAAGGTTGTTCGAAAGCCTTCCTCACTGTGATAGTATGTGTAATATCGTAGAAGATTGGGGTTATGCGCCCAATCTTTATTACTTTGATCAGGAATGGCATGTTAGTTGGATCGACAGTGCCGAAGGAGATTGCTTGTGTGATTTTGTAGGAAAATCTCCGGAAGAAGCTATCATTAACGCTCACAGAAGTATTATTATTACAGATAACTCTATAAAATTCTATAATATATTAATACCAAAAGATGAAAATAACTTAATAAATGATATTTGGAATATACTGAAGAGGAATTACCAGAATATCATAAATTACTCTTATGTTTACATAAGAAAGGTAAATTTCTAGCTATATTACAAGAAAATCATTACTTATTCACTGTTCCTGGAAATCTTATATATCATTTTGAGGATATTATAAAATGGGCATATGCTGATGAAATTTTTCCTAAAATATAAATCTATGGATAGAAATATAATTAAAAAGATTTTCTCTACTCCTAAATCTCCAAACCATTAATATATAAAAATATTAAAAATTATATAAAAGAAAAACGTAATTCCAAACACCATTCACAAAAAGAAATATATAACATATTAATAAAAGCAAAAGAAGCATACTTAGATTGTATAGAACATAATGGTGTATTAATGGGAATGTGTTATTATATACGAAGTGTTCCAGAAGTACTTTATTATATCCCAATTGCAGAACAGATTCCAAAATTTAATGAAAAGTTTTTACTTGGAATTTCTGATATACTAATTGGATATTGGTGGCCACGTACTGATACAGAATCTAGAATCAAAGCATTTGATAAACTAATTGATTATTATAATCCAAAAGGAGTATGATAATATAGAAGTAATAATTTATATAAAATATGTTAAGTACACATGAAATATACAAACTGTTTAGATTGCCCTTATCATCGTACAAATGAAGATGGTTAGGATATGATGAAGAAACAGAAATATATTGTTATCTATCAGATAGATATGTAGGGGTAACAAAGACACGATGGTTAGAGAATGGCTATAGTTATATTAATACTCCTAGTGATTATCCTCTAGGAGATATAAATAAAATTAATGAAAATTAAATATGAAGAAACAAGAAAATAATAAATATAAACCATTTAATCTCGAAGAAGCTAAAGCCGGAAGACCTGTTTGTACAAGAAACGGACAAGAAGTAAGAATTATTTGCTTTAATGCTAAATCAGAGAATTATCCTATAGTAGCTTTAGTTAAAGAAGGATATTCCACACAGGAATATTTACGTACTTATACCAATGAAGGCGAAGTTTGTCGTAATGGTCTTATGCATACCTTAGATCTTGTAATGCCTTTAAAAAAGAAAACAGGATGGATTAATATATATCATGTAGATGGTGAAGATACTGTATCAGGCATAAAATGTATTTATACAACAGAGAAAGATGCCAGAACAAATGCGATAATAAACGAAGCTGTTGACACTATCCAGATAGAGTGGTATGAATAAAATTAAATATTATGAGTGAACTTAAGGATCGATTATTACAGCAATTAGAGACAGACTATTCAGAGGACGCCAGAAACTGTCTTAAAATATATGAAACCATTAAAAAGTTAAATGGAGGGAGTATCCCTAGTGATCAATGGATGGTATTATCCAGAGTTCAACATTTAGGAACCCATATAGATCCTATGAGAGTTTATTCCCCTTCTGAAATAGGTTACATATTCCTAAAAGGATTAGAAAAAGATAACGAGATGAAAGTATTATCAATAACAGAAGCAGAGGCTAGGATGATTTATTCAAGTATATCCGGAGAATTTAAGAAAAAGCTTGAAGATATCTTCGGAATAGAGAGACTTACATTGAATTTCCAGGACCTGGTGAAGACCTATGAGGATGCATGTGAAATCACAGGATCAGTTCCTGATATAGAATATGATGACAGGTCTGAATTGGCACGTTTAAAACTGATACAGATCTATAAGGCCTCTAATATATTGAATGATAATTGGAAGCTTACCCCTCTTGGTACTCAATGTGCATTTTACCCGTCTTTTATGTGGAAGGAAGGTAAACTTGTATGCGGTGATATATGTCATACTTTATACGGTGTCTCCTATGATCCTAAATTATGTTGCGGAAAAGAAGATGATGCTTTTTACATAGGAACTCATTTTATTGATCTATATAGGGATTACTTATTGCTAGAGTAAAATGGAAATACAGGAAATAAAAATTGATGGGATAACGTATATAGAGAACGAGGACTCAAGAGTATGTAATGATTGTGCTCTTAAAGATAAAGAAGAATGCTATATCCTTATACAGGGAGATGAAGTCACACTCTGTAATCTATTCTCAGGACATGTACTTAAAATAAAGGAGGATTAACTATGTTTCCAATTAATTTTATAATAGCTTTTACAATAATTGTTTTATTTCTTGTTTTTGCTGCTCAAGAACTTCGTGATAGAGATATTAATTCCTATAACAAGTATAAAGTTTTAGAGAATGAAAACGGATGTTATGTTGTTAAATATGTAAAATATTATCTCTACGGATTTATTCCTATGTGGAGATGGCTTAAGAAGAAATGTCCTATTAGCTTGGATGAAGAGGTTGTCGAATTTCAACATAAAGAATTAGCACATAATATTATGTTAGACTACTACGAATTGGCTCACCATGATTATAATATAACTAAGATCAAAAATAAAACACTTTAACAAATGACAGAAGAACAAATTAGAAATTATAAAATAGCAGCAAGAACAAAAACTGCTCTCTTAAACAAACACTCTATAGTTACGGAAAATTTAGACATGGATGGTATATTTACTTCTAATATACTTGATAATTGTAGCAGTTTATCTTATAAGTGTTATACAACGTATACAGAATTACAAAAAGAAGTTGATGATGCTTTTAAAAAAGCTATTGAAAGAATCACTAATATTATATCTGAAATATAAATATGGAAAGTTTACTATATTATTCTATTAAATTAATATACGGCTTCTTATATAAAGAGCCTTTAAATTCTATAAAGACATTAGAATTTTTTGATTCACATATAACTAAATCACTATCAGAAATTAAAGATTTTGATAAATATGCTATGGATTTATGTATTAGAAATCTAATAATATATATGTATAATCCAACTAGTTTATATACAATAGACTGGATAAATAATATCGTCCGCTATATACGACATGTAATGGATAATACTGATATCTTAAATATTTTATGTAATACAAATATATCATCAGACTATGATATTTTAGAATCAAGTTTTCAAGCTAGTTATGAAGATTATATAGATATAACATTACCAGATTCTCAAAAATATGCAATATTTTCTCTATCCGGATTAGGAATAGATAGTGATACATATAACAAATACACTTATAATGAAAAATTTTCGGAATTATTACAAAGAGTGGTATATAGAAGAATTATAAAAATTGATAGACCACAGAAAATTACATTAGTAGACATTTTAAAAGATGCAAAAGAACTATATTTAAAAAGTATTAATAATAATATTGAAGTAGGAATGTGTGATTGTATCAAAACTGCTCTAGAATGTAATCCATTACTTCATATAGGTAGAGGACTTAGTAATTCTTTAGATATAGAACCTCTTTCAATGATTCCGGAGTTTAATCCTGATCATTTTGGAGTAAGCAAAAGATATGATCATTATTGGTGGCCAATAAACGATTATCATTCAAGGATAGAGGCTTTTGATAAATTAATATATGAGTACAAAGAACTGTGATACAATATGGAGTAGATATAGTGAGTTATCTAAATACTTATATGAATTATATAAAAAAGATCCTAGACAATACATAAGTTCAGAAACTCTTAAAGACTATTTCTTTGAAAATAATATATATAGAAATTATATATATTACAAGAATATTATTGATTTTCTCAATGATGGTTCAGATCATTATTTAAAAGATTGGATAAAACTTTTAGTATCTTATATACAGAAGGTAGTAAATGTAACAGATATTTTAAATATCCTCGCAAGTGTATCCGTAACAGGTGACTATTTTATATTAAAGAAAGATATTAGAAATAGTTATTCACAATATCTTAAAATTAAATTGCCAGAGGAAATTGATTTTAGTGTATATGAATTACTTTCTATAGTTATTGATGAGGATGAATATAATAATTCCACAGTTGGAGAAAGATATAAATTATTAATAAAAGCTACTTTAAATAAGCATAAATATTCTTATAGTTTTTCGAAAGAGGAATTATTAAATATAATTAAAGATACCAAAGAGTTATATTTAAGAAGTGGCTATTATTTACGTGGTTTATGTACTTATTTTTCTATAGCAATATCAGCTAATCCTATATATTATATTGGGCGAGGGTGTATAAAACCTGATTTTATACCCGTACAAATGTATATTCCAGAATTTAATTGTAATACATTTAAAATTCCTGAAAAATCTTATAAGCAACTTTGGTGGAATTCTAATGATAAAACTTCTAGGATAAGTGCACTTAATAAACTAATTTCTATATATGAAGAATATATTAGATTAAGTAAATAACTAAATTAATATTTAAAAAGATGTTACCTATATTATACCAAATTAGATATATTCATAACGTTTGTATGAAATTTCTAAAGGAAGTAAACTTTGATGAGGCTGTAGATATGTACATAGATGAACGTACTAGATCCACTTGTTTAATTGAAAGAATTAGATTAAATAATTTTCGGAATCTTTTAATGGAAGGTGTAGAAAACTCTACAGATTTAAAGATTTTTTCAAAAAATTGTATAAAGTTTCTTACTAAAGCTTTTAGTAGCTCTGATATAATAGAAGCTTTTACTCATTGTAATGTAAATGGATCGTGGGAGGAATTTGAGTATAGTTACAGGATTTGGTATTCGAATATATTAGAACATAATGTTGTAAATCCTGATATATATAATCTTAATTATATACTACAAGGAGGAGAGGGGCTTAAAAATTCCTGGAAAGATAATTCCTGTAATTTTAATCTACTGCTCACTTATATAAACAGATATAATCATGAACCTTCTAATTATTATCCAAACGAACTAAAAATATCTATTCTAAAAGATGCTAAACGTATTATAAAATTAAAAAGTATATCAGGGTTATGTTTAGCTCTTAAGGCATCTTTTCAATGTCAACCAAAATTTTACTATCATAATGGTATAAAAGAAATACCAAATCTATCTACAGCATTACAATATTATTTTCCAGAGTTTAATAAGGATAGATTTGCTCCGTATTGTACTGATTATAATGGTTACTGGTGGGATCCTGATGATAAAACTTCAAGAATAGATGTACTATCTATATTAATAGATATATACGAAGAAGAATTAAATGATAAAAATCTTTATTATGTTGAATAAGTTTTTATTAGAACGCATGAAGGAAAATAACTTATACTTTAGGGGGAGGAATTTAAGTAAAAATATAAGATTCCAGCTATAGAATAATAAATATTATAACTAAATTTAATTATAAACTTTAAAATTTATTATATCTATGCAAAAGAATTTATTACTGAGGACGATGTTAGTACTAGTTACATGACATCCTCAAAAGTTTATGAACTAATTAATGGTGTTAAGCCAGATTACACTACTGTAGGTTCTAATGGGTATATTACATTCCCCGCGGAATAACTTTTGAATAGGGAAATGTATCAGTAACATCTGGATCACAAGAAGTAACTGTTAGTTTACCAAAATCCTTGTCCTATGTATTTCAAGGGTATGTTAGTGTACAACATCCTGTTAATGAAGGGGCATATGTAGCATATGTGAGATCTATATCTACTACTACATTAAAATTATATAAACATGGGTCCGCTACAAATACACTTAGGTGGTTTGTTGTAGGAAAGGTTTAAATATTTAATATTATTTAAATAAAACATACAAAACTAATCATTCTAATAATCACTTAAATCTTTATTTATAAATGAAAGGATAAAATCTCTAGTGTATAATAAAAATATCTACACACATCCTACTCCTATAACAGCAAGAGTAGAAGTAGTTGAGAAAGAAGAAGGATTATACAGTACGTATATATTTAAAGATTTAGATCTGGAAAATGAATATTATATGATAACTAAATATCCAAATTGGAATCAAGGTCCTATAAATATCGGGGATATTGGATATGTTACTTATTATATAATAATCGCAGGAGTATCTAAATGGTATGTTAATTCTGGAGAAAATGTAAAAGAAGTATATACTCCATATAATTATACTCATTTAGCTCTTGTTAAATTTATTAAAGATAATTCTAATATAATTAAAAAAGATAAAGATAATAAACTTAAAATAAAAATTATTTAAACACATAAAGTTATGACATTATTAAAAGAAAGACTATTAGAAGCACAAGAAAGAAAAGAGAATGATATTAAAAACTTTACATGGTTATATCCGAAAGATAGAGATAATGGAAATGTTCAGAATGAGGTTAAATTAGTATCTTGTACTGAGGAACAACTTAAGGGTTTTTATTCCCACTGTAATAAAATGTTATATAATGACTCTAAGGAAAATCCCGGAAGAGTTAATGTGTTAAAAATAATTCAGGACCAAATTACAAAGATTGGAGTCGAGTTAATGCTTCGAGATTTCGAAGCTAAGAATGAGAATTTCGATAGATTCTCTTTCGCATTATCTATCGATGAATTCTTGGAAAAGAATAAAGATGTAGATCCCAAAGTTGCTACAATTAAGAACTTTATTAAAGTAGCTAGGAAATATGAAGATTTAACTTTACATTCTGTATATGAAGGATGTATTGGGAAGTTGGGATTGTTTGAGAATCCTCATATCACTAAATCTTTTATTCTTAGAATGGGGCTATGGATGAGTAAAATGGCTGGAGATCATAAGAAATTAAAAGAGTGGGCTGAGTTAAATAAATTATCCAGCTTAAATCCTATGGATAAAGTATATAAATATTTAAGACTTAAAGAACATGATAAATTAAGATCTAATCCAACCGGATTAACTTTATCCCAGATAAAAGGGATGTTAGAAATTACTAACCATCCTAAAAAGTATAGTGAATTAACTACAGAACAGCTAACAACTCTTAGATATAGGGTATTGTTAGACTTAAGAACTAGTGTAAGAAGTCATATCTCAAGATGGGAAACTTTAAAGCATCAGATTGAATTGGTTGCTGAATCCAAAGGATTTAAATTACTTTAATGATTTATTACGTAACAAAAGCTTCTGAACTATATAAATCTAATAGATATACTATTATATCCCCTGAAGAGTCGTTAAAATTACTACATCCATTAAAATATGTAGGAACAGATACTGAAACTGAAGGATTAGATTGTCATAGTAAGAAACTTTTATCTATTCAATTTGGATGTAGGGATTTTCAAGTAGTTATAGATTGTACTACTATAAATCCCATTATATATAAAGATTATTTAGAATCCGAAAGAATTTTTCTTTTATGGAATGCTAATTTTGATCTTAAATTCTTCTATAAAATAGGAATTTTTCCAAATAATATTCGAGACTTGATGTTATCTGAAAAAGCTATATATCTAGGATACCCTTCTGGTATGCATAGTATGGCTTTGAAAGAAGCTGCCTGGAAGTATTTAAAGAAGAGTCTAGATAAATCTGTTAGAGGGAAAATTATCACTCAAGGTTTGAATGAGGAAACTATCGTATACTCCGCAGAGGATGTTGAGCACTTGGAGGATATAATGATTGCTCAACAACCAGAATTAGATAATCAAAATTTAAATGTAGCACTTAAATTAGAAAATGAATATGTTAAGGTAAACGCTTATTTTGAATTTTGTGGAGCTAGATTAGATATTTCTAAGTGGAAGGAGAAAATGAAGAGGGATCAGGAGAACTTAAATAAAGCTAAAGATATCCTCGATTCATGGGTTGTTGATTGGGAAAATGATAGAATATCTAGAGAATCTGAGTTAGTATATTTAGATGTTTCCAAATTTAGAGGGGATAATGTTATAGAAGAAGATAGGAAAAAATTAAAATTTGCAAAGAGAAGAAAAGAGTCCGACATCAGAGAGAAAGATGGCACCTTAATTGCAGAAGCATATGAGAAAGAAGTTAAGAGGAAGTATTCTAGTATAAATACTCAGGGAGATTTGTTTTCCGGGTTTGATTTAACTCCTAAATGTACTATTAATTGGAAAAGTTCTGCACAAGTATTACTTCTCTTTGAAGAATTAGGTATAAAGTGTTCTACAATAGATCCGAAAACTAAAACTTCTAAAAAATCTATAAACGAAAAGGTTATAGCACCACAACAGAAAAATTTTCCGATTATTGAACTATATCTTAATTTCAAGGAAGCAGAAAAGTTAGTAGATTCTTTCGGACAGAAATTTTTGGATTTTGTTAATCCAGCTACTGGAAGAATACATTCTACTTTTCATCAGTTTGGCACAGATACAGGGAGATTGTCGTCTACAAGTCCTAATCTACAGCAATTACCAAAGGATGCACTTACTAGATCATGCTTTGTAGCAGAAAAAGGGAATAAATGGATTAGTTGTGATTATTCCGGACAAGAAAGTTTCATTATGGCATCTCTATCCAATGATTCCGCTATGTTAGATGAGCTACTTAGGGGATCAGGAGATCTACATTCACTAACAGCTCGAATGGTGTTCGAAGAGATACCAGATGATACACCACTTAAAGAAATTAAGACAAAATACCATGATCTCAGACAAAAAGCTAAAGGTTATGAATTTTGCTTTAATTATGGGGGAAATGCCTCTACTCTAGTAAAAAATTATGGGATAGATGAGGATTATGCGAAATCTATTTACGATAACTACATGTCTGGTTTTGATGGTTTATGTAGATATCAGAAAAATCAGAGAGATTTTGTTAATAGATATGGTTATATTATATTAAATAAACTAGGTCTTCGTGCTCATATATATGACTTCTCTGATTGGGAATATTTAAAGCAGAATAACCCAAGAGAGTATAGACAAAGGAAAGCAGCTTCAGAAAAGCAGGCAATCAACTACAAGATACAGGGCTCAGGTGCTGCAATGTGGAAATTGGCAATGGTAAAGATATTTAATTATATCAAAAAGAACAATTATCTAAATATAGTTAAACTATGTGTGCCAGTACACGATAATTCTCAACTTTGTCGTGTATAAACTTGGTTAATTGCTGGGAATCTTTAAAATACTATATACTACAAAAATATTGAAAAATATTTTGAATGTTTTAATAAATATAGTATATTTGCATTGATACATATTAATATTAACTAATACGTGAATTATGCAAATACAAGACAATCAGCAGCTTTTATCGCTAAGTAATGAACAATTACAAGTCTTTTTAAGTGGAAGACTTGGAGATGGTTGTATAACAACAACAAATACCAATAGTACATATTACTCTACAAATTGTAAATATGAGGAGTATATAGATTTTAAAATCTCTCTTCTAGGAAATTTGTATAAATCAAAATCCTATAATGAATGTAATGGATTTTGTAAAACTCCTATATATACTATGAGGAGTTGCTCAGATTCTAGGCTAAAGATTATAAAAAATCTTTCTATAGAAGAGGTACTAGCTAACTTAAATGAACTAGGATTAGCATTATGGATATATGATGATGGGAGTTTACATAAGAGTAAGTATTTTTATAATTTGAATACTCAGAGTTTTTCTAAGGAAGTTCAAGAAGATGTACTTATTCCGTTTTTAAATTCTTATGATATATATCCTAAATTACAGGTAGAAAATAAAAAAGACGGTAGGCAGTTTTGGTATTTACGTATAGGAAAATATCAAGGAGCTGCTGAAATTTCCAAAATACTAAACGAGTATCCTGTAAATTGTTATAGTTATAAGCGATGGAGTTCAGAGACTATCCAGAAATGGAGTAAGCTCCAAGAGGAGTTGAAACGCCAAGGTAAGACAGTATTAGATTTTGGATCTCGTTCACTATCTAATATGCTAAATAGAATTGTCTTATAAGATATAGTCCGATACTGCAAGAGATTGCAGAAATATCGCGGAATCGGTGATATTGTTAACATAAAGGAAGTCAACTTAGAAGCACCAGAGAACATAGCAGATGAGATAGCCTCTGTAGTAGTAACTGCAATGAAGTCTGCTGGAGTATATTTTTGTCCAAATGCTCCCTTAGATGCTACTTGTGATATAGGGGATTTTTGGATTCATGAATAATATAAGTTAATTATATGGTAACCAACGAAGAATTATCTCTTAAACTTGATCAAGTTCTTAGAAATCAGGAGGAATTAAAAACAATAGGATTATTTATAATTCAAATCTTAAGTAAATTCATAGAACATGAGAAAGGCCCAGAAGATTTTATCAGAAATATAATAGCTAATATAGCCGGAGATGAAATAGAATGGAATAGAAGAGGACAGTATATAAAATAAGTTAATATGATAGAGTTAAAAATACTTCCAAAATTTTATGATGATATTATATATAAGGATAAGAGATTCGAAGTAAGAAATATTATAGATAGAACATTTAAACTCGGAGATCTAATTCTTTTAAGAGAATATTACAAAGGAGAATATACTGATCGAGAATGTATTATAAAGATTATATATATTCTAAAAGATCCTGAATATTGTAAAGAAAATACATGTATCTTTGGATTTGAATTAATTACCACTAATCACATATAATGAAAAAAGAAGATAGAATAAAAGAGTTAATAGAACTCTGGAGAAAAAATAATGGGAGAGGTAGAATAATTCTCCCTAATCAATTTGGGAAACAATTATTATTATCTAAAGTATTAGAGATTTTTTTAGATAAAAATCCTTCTTCTGAGGTATTTATTATAACTCAAAACTATTCTTCTTCTTATCAATGGAATATGTGGTTATATACTCAGAAGTTACATAATAAATGTAAAGCTTATAGTATTTCTTATATATTAAGTAATTTATCTACCTTTACTAAATTCCCATTCTTGATAATTGATGATGTAACTAATGAGAAAAGTTTATACAGTATTTTAAAGATTCCTTATAAATTCTTATTATCTATAACTTCTTTTTACGATTTAAATTATTTAAAATCTCTTCCAATTGTTGGAGAAATTACTAAAGAGGAAGCAATATCTAATAAATGGATTAATAATTATAAAGAGTATAAAGTTATTATAAATGTAGATGATTTAGATTTATATAAAGAGCATGATCAGAAATTCTATAAATATATGAAACTATTTAATTATGATCTTACTCTAGCAATGAACTGCTTATCATCTAAAGAAGTAAGAGAAGAATTTAGTAAACTTAAGAACTGTAAAATAGAATTAGTTAATGCTTGTACTTTTGGAGTTTATAGAGAGCTTAAATGGAGAAAAGATTTTGTATTTTTCCACCCAAAAAAGAGAGAATTAACTGAAAAGATTTTAGAGTATAATAAATTTAAAAGAGTTATTATATTCTCTCCAACTATAGAAGAGTCTTATAAGTATGGAGATATTCAATACAATAGTAAACTATCAGATAAACAGAAGTTCGAAGCATTGAAGCATATAAATTTCCCAAGTCCGATATTAGTATCTGCTGTAAATGATATTTCTCATGAAATAAAGTCGCAATTTGATGTGGAAATTATTACATGTAATAATTCATCTAATATATTAAAAGAGAATAGATTAAAATTAATAAAAGAAGAAGGTAAGATTTTTACATTTGTTATAAAGAATACTATGGAAGAAGCTTGGTACAAATTAAGTACTTTAGATAATGATTATATAACAATCACTGAGAAAATGCTACAAAGAGTCTTAGAAGGAAAAGAAATCTTAGAAGAAAGAATTGAAGGTCCGGAAATGATTTATAATTATTAAATATTTAACATGAAAGAATATAACACTCCGTATGATGAGTTTGGTTGTGAACATGGTCCTGGATGGTACGGATTAGTTTATCCTATTATATTTGATATAAAAGAATATAATAAGACTCATCCAGATAAATCACAACAAATAGAAATTTTTCAGATAAAAGAGAAATTTGGAGAATTATGTATTTACTTAGATAATGCTCCAGAAGATATTAAGAAAAAAGTTAGAAAGGCAGAAGAATTATCTAAGAAAATATGTGAAGTATGTGGTTCTCCTATAGATGTAGTTACATATTCTAAAAATGGATGGATACGTACTCGATGTAAGGATTGTAAAATTTAAAAATTATGCCATATTATAAAATATTAATGACTGTACCATGTACACAAGTTAAAGAAATTGAAGTATATGCCGAATCAAAAGATGAGATTAAGGAGCTTTTCAAATATGATATGTGTATAGATAGAGATCCTAAACAAGGAGAATTTGGGGATATTGCATATTATAATTGTATAGAAGATCTTGTAGAGATATCTACTACCGTAGATACATACTATGATGAACCAGTTATATACGAGGATCTTGAATCTATAACAGAAATTTCAGATTGATTTATGCCATATTACGATATATCGTTAACCATTCCTTGTGATGTAAAAGTCTCAACTACTGTGTATGCAGAGTCCGAAGAAGAAATTAAATGTTTCATAAATAAGGGCTATATAAATAGAAATGCTACAAATATAATTGAAGATATTGGTAACTTTTATAATGCTTATGATTTAGTTGAGCTTGCTAATATAGTTGATATAGAACCAAACGCAATTGGAGAACAATATATAGATCTTATAGAAGAATTAAACTAACACTATTCCATTCACGTAACATCTAATAAACTAGAATTAACCGTGCTTGTTTGTGTTATATTGTATAACAATATAAACAAACATTAATGGAAAAAATCTCAATCTCATTAGATCGTGAATTAGATCTAATGACACAATATAATCTATCAGCCGAGGAATGGTGGATTATACAATTATTATTTCTCGCTCAATATCCTGAGGGAAGGATAGATCCTTTAGAACGATATAGTAAAATTATAGGTGGATTTAAATATGATATAATTGAATCTCTCCAATCTAAAGGAGTATTAAAAAAGATGAATATTAAAAAAGGAGATCATTTTGAGATAGATGATTTACAGTTTAATTATGTAAAAGGTGAAGATAAGAAAACATATCCATTAGATATTCCATTCACTGCTAATTTTATTAAGTCTTATTTAAAACATTCTGGGGAATTAGGGAAGGAATTGTTTCTAGAATATCCAAGTTTTATATACATTAATAATTCTCCTGTAAATGCTCGTAGTATAACGACTGGGAATCATTTCGGATCTATGGAAGATTTCTTTTTCTTTTACGGAAAGACTATAAAATGGAATCCAACATTACATAGAGAAATAATTGACCTGCTACAATGGGGAAAAGAAAATGATATGATAAAAATGGGGATTTCTACATTCGTTATTAACCAATCATGGATTGCTTTAAAAGAGGCTAGGGATAAGGGTATGGGATCGGTGGATATAAATACTCTTATATGAATTTAATTGATTCTTTTTATCAAAAAGTAGAAGAAGGGAAGAAAGGGAATAATATGGGTATACCATCCGGATTTCCTAAATTGGATAAGTACATATATGGTATACAAAGAAGGTTTATGAGCACAGTTATTGCCGATTCGGGTGCAGGTAAGAGTTCTGTGGCCATATTCATGTATATCTATAAACCTTTAGTTTATTCCTTAGAACATCCAGAGATACCTGTAAATATTCTCGCATTAAGCTTTGAAATGTCAAAAGAAGTACTTCTCGCTAAACTTCTCTCTCTTTATATCCTTGATAAATATCATATTGATATTAGTTATTCTGAAATATTCTCATTAGATAAACCTGTTTCAGACGATAAACTTAAATATATCTACGATGCTAGGGATTGGTTAACTAAAGTAGATGATAAATTAACCATCTACGATACTCCTTTAAATTCCACTGGAGTATATAATATCCTCAGAGCATGGGCTGGATATTTTGGGAAGTTTGAAACAGACGATAATGGTGAGAGGTATATAAAGAATGATAGAAATCAATATTTAATAGCAGTATTAGACCATTGTAAGTTATTAAAGAATAATGGTTCCGGAATTAAGCATGAAATAGATGAAACAGCTAAACATTTTATTTATTACCGTAATCTGTGTGATATGACAATATGTGCTGTTCAACAAGCTAATAGACAATTTAAATCTATGGATAGAAGAAATTCCGAACATAATTATCTAGAATTACAAGATGCTCAGGATACTGCGGACATGACACAAGCATCAGAAATTGTTATTGGTGTCTATCATCCATTCAGAGAGAAGAAGGCGAAGTGTGAAGGGTTCGATATTAAGAAACTCCGTGACCAATTTAGGCTAATTCAGTTGCTCAAGGGAAGATTTGGACAATCTGATGTTGTTGAGGGTTGTATTTTCCAAGGAAGTATAGGATATTTTAAAGAATTAGATCCTCCCGAAGATGGAAAGAGATTTGATTACGATAGAGTTCTGAGAATGGATTATTTATTCGAAGAATTTGATAATCAACAAAAGAAAAAAGAAGAGTTAGATAGAGTTATTAAAGAAGATGAAGAAGATGAAGCACTTGAATTTAATTTTAATGTATAAATGGCTATAGTATTACCAACAAGTAAAATACAACCAACAGAAACTGAACCTAGGGTATTAGTTATATTCTCGAAGCCAAAATCCGGGAAATCTACGGCTCTAAGTTTATTAGATAATAATCTAATACTAGATACAGAAAAGGGAACAGCGTATATTGAAGCATTAAAAGTAGATATTTCTTCAGTTAAAGATATATTAGAAGTATGTAAACAAGTTAAGGCAGCAGGATATCCTTATAAATATATAACTCTAGATACTTTAACTTCTTTAGAGGAAATTCTACAACCGTATGCTTTAAATCTATGGAAGAAATCTAACGCATATAATCCAGAAAAGAATCCGGAACAATTAAAAATAACTGATGTATATACTTTACCTTTTGGATTAGGGCAGAAGTATATGAGAGATTCATATTTAACAGTAATCGGATTATTACAACAAGTATGTAAAAGGATTATTCTAGTATGTCATTCAAAAGATGCGAAAATAAATGAGAATGATTTAACTATAAAAGATATTGATTTAGCTGGAAAGTTATCTGATATTATTGCATCTAAATATGATGGAGCTGGATATTTATATAGGGATAAAGATGATAATACTATTATTACTTTTGATATAAAACAGCTTACAGCAGAATGTAAATGTAGAGTTCCTAGATTAGATGGTAAGAAGTTTGTATTAATCGAGAATCGAGATGGGAAATTAATACCTCATTGGGATCGTATTTATTCTTCCGAACCTTATAGTGGAGAAGATGTAGTTACTACTCCCCAGATTAATGTTGCAGATATTTTAGATGGGGAAGATCAGTCTGAAAATTCTAACATATCTGAAGAGAAATCTGAAGTAGATAAACTTTCAAATATAGAATTATAAAATGGAAATAGAACTTAATCTTATAGTTACTCTATCGGATAATTTAAAAGTTACTGGAGTTAGAATTAATAAACCATCCGACTCTTTTGAAGAAGCAGCTTCTAAAACTATTGCTGTAGTAACTCCTAAAAGATTTAAATCTAAAAAAGATCAGGATACAATAGTTCTGGAAGATAATAAACTAGTATTAACTCAGAAGTTATTAGATATAATTAATGCTGAACCAGGAGATAGATTACTAGTCTCTTTTAAAGAAGAGAATGGTATTTACTTTCCAGTAATTGCTAAATCAGAAGTTTTTGCGGATCCAGAATCTGGAAATAAATTAACTAAAAGTCTTACTCTTTCTTATAGAGGAAAACAGAGAGAACAGTTATTAATCTATGGTACAAAATTTAGATTCGAGGAAACTTCCGAAAATTCTAAAACATGTAAATTAATTGGAGATAAAGAAGTTAAAGCAGATGATAAAGTTATTAAATCTAATAAAGATATTGTAACTTTTGATTCTAACGAATCAGAAGATGATACAAAGAAAACTTATACAAGGGAATTAAAAACTCCTTTTGAAGTTACTTTGGAAGATGAGGGAGATTATGAGATTCCGACAGATCTTAAAAATTTAGATTTAGAGGGATTAGAAGAAATAAATCTAGATGATGAAACACTTTTTAATTTAACTAATTAATTTATTTAAACATTATGGCACTAAATTTTGGAGCAGATTTTAACAACGCAGGAGAACACACATTAGCTAAAGGAAGTTATTTACAAGGTGATAAAATTCATATTGTTAAATTAAAAGAAGCGAAAGCTGATAGACAAAAATTAAAAGATGGAAGGGAAGTAGATACTATCAACGTAGTATTTGAGGATGAAAATGGAGCAACTTTTGAAGATAGAACCTTTGAATTAACACAAGACTCTATTGAAAGAAAAACATTCGGATGGGGAACTTCTGCGTCTATGTATGATTCCGCAGTATTAAAGTTCCGGTGTTATATTGAACACTTCGCACCTAAATATAATGAAAAACTAATTAAAGGAGAAGTAAAACTTGAAATGAAGAGCTGGAAACAATTCCGGGATTCGATGGTTGCAATTCTCCAAGCTGTTATTAAACAAAAGACTCCTGTATGGTGTAAACTTAAATTAATTAAGAATAGCTCAGGATTTGCTAGTCTTCCTTTCTTTGCAGCAGTAGATAAAGAAGGAAATGCGTATATAAACAATAACTTTATCGGCAATGTAGAAATTTTGAAACAACAAGATAGAGATATTGCATTTACTGCTTCTGAAATCAAGAAGATTAAAGCTAGAGAAGAAGCTGCTTCTGGAACTGCTACTTCCACAGAAGAATTAATTTCTTCTAATCCGGAGGAAATTTCGGATATTAATATGGAAGATTTTGAAAATATGACTCTGTAATGGGAGTTAACCTCAGTAAAGTAGATGTTTCTAGTCCTTTAATAGCTGATTACGATTCCGTGTTCTCTGAGAAGTTAACTCAAGAATTATTACTTAGATATAATTCAGAAGAAACTTATATGGAACATTATTTGGGAATTCCAGTTAAAAAAGGATTATTTAAATCCCCACTTAGAAAAGATAATACTCCTACATGTGCATTTTTTAGAGATAGTGCAGGAAGATTGGTATTTAAAGATTTTAGGGGCGATTTTTATGGAAATTTTATTGAGGTAGTTAAGTATAAATATAATGTTTCTTATTCTAAAGCGTTAGCAATTATTGCTAATGACTTTGGGATAAGAAAAAATATTAACTTTCCAGTTAATAAATCTTGTATAAAAGAATATACTAATTCGAAATTTGAAAAAACAGAGGGATCTATTATTAAAGTTAAAGTTAAGGATTTTACGGAAGAGGAATTAAAATGGTGGGGAAAATTTGGAATAAGTCTAAATACTTTAAAGAAATTCTTTGTGTTCTCCCTAGAATTAGTGTATTTAAATAATGAAATATTCTCATTTAGCACCTCTAAAAAGTTTCAGTTTGGGTATTACTATCCCACTAAGGACAAAGAGAAGCAATTGTGGAAAATTTACTACCCGATGAATAAAAAATATCGCTTCATAACTAATTATAAGAAAAGTATAATTCAAGGTATTCATAACATGCCGAAGAATGGAGAATATTTAGTAATAACTAAATCCCTTAAAGATGTTATGTGTTTATATGAACTTGGAATACCCGCAATTGCACCTAATTCAGAAAATCAGTTTGTGAGTGATGTTTTATATTCTAAATTAAAAGAAAGATTTAAGAAAATATTCTTGTTTTATGATTCTGATTTAGCTGGGATTAGTAATATGAATAAAATTAGAAAGAAATTTTCTGATATACTTCCTATATATATTCCGAGGAGATATAAGGCTAAAGATATATCAGATTTTTATTCTAAATATGGAAGTTTAAAAACTTTCGACTTAATAGAAAATACGAAAAGGTTATATTTAAATGGATAAAGTACAAAAAATAGAATTAGAAGAATGTATAGTTGATATAGATGCTGCTTTACATAGTATTTCTAATTTTAGAAACAAATATCATGATAGTGTTTTTAATACCTTAGAGATAATACATTATCTTGACCTAATAAAAATATATACTAATTCTTTAAAACATCTCCTAAAAAATTCAGTAGAAGAATAACAAATATTTAATACATAGAGAAAGATTTAAAGTAATTTATGAAAGATTTAAAAATCATCTGTGATATAGATGGAATAGTTGCAGATTTTATGGGACATTATAAAAAATGGTTTAATGTAGATACATATCCATCTAGATTACAAGAGTATGCAATATTAAAAAATGTATACAATTTAAGGAATAATAAGAAATTTTGGACAACCGTTCCTAAATTAAGAGATATTAATTTCCCTATAGTTGCTTATTGTACTAAAAGAATTAATTCTAAATCATATACTAAGGAATGGATAATTAAAAATAATCTTCCCAATAAGCCTATCTATCAAATGGTATGTTACTCTGGAAATAAATCTAGATTAATTAAAGGGAAATGTGATGTATTTATTGAAGATTCTATAACTAATTTTACAGAATGTAATAAATCAGGAATATTTACATTATTATTAACCACTCCAGAAAATAAACATTATAATACTCCTCTTAGAATTAATTCTCTAAATTATGGGGATATATATAATAAATACGAAGAATATAATAAATATTAAATACTATAATTTAATCTTATGGAAGTTTCGAAACTTGAACAAGTAGAAGTTGATAAACTATACAAACAATTAGCTTACTATAATTGTCACTATGGATGGTTATTACTATCTATAAATAAAACTAATCATAAATTTAAGGAGCAGAATTATTTAAATATTGCATATGGATTAAATCAATCCACAATAACATACTATACACATCCTACTGATGTAGTAGATATAATGGATTTATTTGATAGAAATTTATTCAGGAATATTATCTTTGAATATTTAGATGTTTACTTCGGAGAAAATAATAGAAAGTTTAAAGATATAATAATAACTCCAGAAATTCTTCAAAATATTGTTATCATCACTTTAAATAAAGAATCTAGAGATGAAATAATAAAAGCTCTAGAAGAAATACTTCCAGAGTATTTTGATTATATCGATTTAATTATAGAAAATGAATATTGACAATTACAAAATCTATTTAGATACTACTATTTTAGAATGTCTTAATGAATGCAGTACTTCTAATGAGAGAAAGATGTTTTTAAAACTTATAAACTATCTCTTTAAGAATTATAAAGAAGAATTATTTGGGCTAAAGTATTATATTATAAATGCTATTAAAAATTCTGATAATGCTTTAGGATATCTATATAAAAGTATCTTTAGTGAAATAGTTAAAAATTTATTAGAGAATGAAAATATACCTGATCCTATAAGCTATAATGTTTTAACTACTGATTTTGGATTTAATTTATATATAGAATATTATACAACTGAAAATTTTCAATATGGAAGAGAATTCAGCTTGGGTTTGAGAAGGATTATTCCAGACATTATTATATATGAAACTATAAATGGAGTGCCACAAAAAAGAAGAACTAATATCTAAGGAAGTACTATCTAAATTTAAGATAAAAATATTATCAATAAACACTCTAGATATAACAGATGATATTTATTTCTCTAAGGCTTATTCTGGATATATATCTAACTCCAAGCTTAAACTTATTAATCCGGATGAGGAAGGGTCTTTTAAAACCTATCTTGAAGGACTAAAACAATTCTCTACAAGAAGTATGGACATAGGTGCAAAATATAAAATAATTTTTTATAAATAAATTTCTATTTACTTGTTTCTTTGATTTTAAAATGTTATATTTGTCATGTTAAATTAAAACATGACATCAATGAAAAATGTAACAAAAATAAAATCAACGTTAGAAATAGAAAGAGAACTTCACGAAGTTTTTCCTTTTATAGATATAATTGGAGAATATACTGGAGCAAATAATAAAATATTACATAGGTGTAATCTTTGTGGGCATGAATGGGAAGCTGTTACTAGGTCTGTAAAAGCATCTAAACATGGATGTCCCAAGTGCCAAGTAAACAAAGCACGTAAAGAACTTTCTTTAAAAAATTTTTTAGATAAACTAGATAAGGATAAATACGAACTTGTAGACTTTCAAGATCAGCAGCATGTAAAGGTCAAGTGTAAAGATTGCGGGAATGTTAGAGAGACTACTAGCTCTAATATCCTAAGATTTGGATGTAAGCATTGTTCTTCTAAAAGGAATAACGAACTCAGAAAATTAACGAAAGATGAGTTTGTATCTAGAGCATCTATTATTCATAGGAATAAGTATGATTATTCAAAAGCAGAGTATATTAATTTTAATACTAAATTATGTATAATATGCCCTACTCACGGAGAATTTTGGCAATCCCCTAATAAACACTTATCTGGACAAGAATGTCCTAAATGTGCTTTCAGAAAAAACTGGACCACAGAAGAATTTATACAACATGCAAAAGAAATACATGGTGACAAATATGATTATAGTAAAACAGAGTTTTCCCAATGGAAAGATCGAGTAACTATTATTTGTCCCAAACATGGATATTTTGAGCAACTTCCTTCTGTACATATAGATTTTAAATGTGGATGTCCATTCTGTAAAGAATCACACGGAGAAGCGTTCGTGAACAAGATATTGCAAAGTTTGAGCATACCTTTTGTTAGACAAAAGGTGATAAGAAATAATCACAGACTATTCAAGGTTGATTTTTATCTAGAATTGAACAATAAAATATTTATAATTGAGTATAATGGAAGACAACATTATTTCCCAATAGTCCATTTTGGTGGAGAAGAAAGTTTTATTAAACAATGTGTAAGAGATGAGGAATTAAGAACCTTATGTAAAGAAAATAATTATTGTTTGCTAGAATTACCATATAATAAAAATGATAGTGAAGTAGAAGAAATGATAAAAAGTTTTTTAGTGCCGTCATTACAGGAATGTAATAGATTATCACAGGGCAATAACGGGGAAAGCTGTGATGCCAATCCCGTGATAAATTCAGAGATTACGAAAGGCTCTGAATCATCGTAACGCGTAGAGAGTGAACAAATATAATCTCTCCAAGAGTGTCCTGCACCCTAAGGGTGAAAATGTACGCTGATCTATAACTAAATAAGAAGTTATAGAACTTTAGGATAAAAAGCCTAAAGGATAACAAAAATGACTTCCATACATGAATTAATCTTGCAGCCAGAGGAGTTTGAGTTAAATGATTATACAAAACCTTCTGCCAAAGCTGGTAAGATGGTAGAATCTATATTTAAATATAGATGTAAAGGGTATAGTATATCCAAATCTATAGAACAAGCATCTGAGGATGTGTCTTATTACGTGGGACAATTAAATGGAAATAAAATCTCTAAATTGATTTCCTCTGGATTAGAATACTACCTTTTTCTTAGAGCTAATAAAGATGTTCCTTATGGAAAAGAACAAATTATCCTAGATAAAAGGACTAGAGAAACATGTCTTAAATGTGTAGAATCTATAAGAAGAAACACAGATGCAATGAATCTACTAAAACCTGATGAGTTCTCTCTGGATCAATATTTAAATAAGAATGAGGATACTATAGTGATGGAAATAGTAGTAACCTTCCCTAATAGTACTTCTGATCCAAATGCAGAAGAAGTAAGTATTTTGTTAAAGTTAAAAGCTAAGATAGATAATTGGAATTTAAATATAGATGAGGGTTTATTAAATCTAAATGATTTAAAAACTACTGGTAAAATGTGGTATATGTTCCCAGGATCAACTATTAATGAGACTGGAGAATTTGTTGAAGGGTCCTTCCAACATTATCATTATTATCGCCAATTAGGTATGTATTACTGGATGTTATTATCTTATTTAAATTCTGAGAATTATGTAGTATCTAAATCATATTTAAATATCATATCAGTACAAACTATTCCTAATTATTCTACAGTAGTATTTAGAATCCCAAATAAATGGTTTGTTAAAGGATTAAAAGAATTTAAGACCTTATTATCTTACGCAGCTTATGCTGAATATAATAAAGAAAAAATATTATCATGATCCCATATAGAGATGATGTTTTAATATCAGAACAAATAGTGCAAGATTTAGTTAATCAGTTTAATAACTTAACTCAAGAAGAAAAAGAAAGATTTTTTAAAAAGGTTTTATGTATTGGTTCTCTAGCTGTAGACTCTTTAGATGCTGTTACAGCTTTAATATCTATACTTATTGCTGTATATAGAAAATATGCTGAGAAGCATCCGGATGTTTCTATAGAGAAGTTTACTAAAGCATTTTTAAAGGATACTATATCTGCCTATGATGATTCATGGATGGAGAATTTTTTACCTTTATGTAAAGCTATCACAGATTGTAAAAAAGTAAATCTATGTGGAGCAAAGAATCTTGAGGAATGTAAATCTAAGATAAATAATGTATTAGATAAATTACTTCCATTTTAATATAGGAGTATCACTACTTTAGATAAAAACAATACCTCACTAGAAATTATTAATAAATTTTTAGTGATTACTATCTTGATAACATTAAAAATCCCCCTTATCTTTGTACTATCAAATTAAGGGAAAATATAACAACTTAAATATTTATTAACCTATAAAATTTTTAGAATTATGGCAAAATTGTTTATGACCAATGTAAAAGGATTTAGTAAAGAAGAAGCAATGTGTGAACTTCCGTTAGAAATTAATCAAAATGCAACTGCAAAATGGCGTGCTGCTGGAGAACCTACTTTTGGTTCAGATGATTTCCGAGCATTCGCTGAGAACTTCATCAGCAACAAACATATGATTACTGGAGCTGGTGCTTATATTCAGAAAACTTCTCCTGTAGCTGATACTCGTACGAAACCTTATAAAATTGTAAACTTCAAGAAAGAAGGTAAGACTAAATGGGAAACCGTATATAATGTTTGTGAAGCAGAATTTAACTTAGATAAAGAAGGTAAATTTAAATCAATTGAATCAATTGGTATGCCTGTAGATCAATCTGCTGTTAATAAGGCTGATGCCGAACGTAAAATGCGTGAATTGATTGCTCAAAATAAACGTAATTATGTAGTAAGAAAGACTAAAGAAGTTGTTGAGGATGAAGCTTCTAAGAACGGAGAAATCTTGTGTGCAGGTGTTTATACTCCGTCAATTACTACTAAACAAGGAGAATTTTATGTATTTGGATTAGTTAAAGAATAATCTTAAATATAATAAAATATTTATATAAATATATAATCAATCAGAAGGGTGTAATATTAATTTATTACACCCTTTATTTTTAAAAACATAACAGTAATAATTTTAACAGTGTTGCTACTTAAAGCCGTGATTAAATATGAAACTAGAATTATCTAAATCGATCTTAGAATCCATCTCAAGTAGAGTAAATAACGATATTTTTACATTTGATGATGTAGAAAGTGAATATAAATTCGATAATATTCAAGAAAAGTTATATAATAGATTATATAAAAACTATCAGGATTTAACTCCACCACAATTTGATTTAGATACATTTAGATTCACATATAAAATACTTTGTCAAAACTCTGGAGTGAAGAAGACTCCTCAGAAACAATTAAATAAAGTTAAGGATAGAAAAATTGTATATGATGCTACTACTGATGAATCTTTCGAAAGTAGAATTGTTGGTTCATCTGTAAGAGATGAAGAAGGTAAAGTAATACATTATGAATTTAGAATCCTTATTAGAGATAAAGAATCTTTTGAAGGTACTCTCACATTATCTGAAATGCAGGATATTTATGTTGGATATTCTAATAGAGGATATAATTTATCAGCTAGGAAATTGTCTGAGAAATTCCCACAATATGATTTGATTCAATTAAAGAAGATTTTAAGAGCATTTCAGATTACTAAAGATTGTTACCCTTTTGCTCCACATATTGCAGAAAGTAAGAGTAAAGAGGAATTAGAAAGGATGTTATTAGATTTAAAATTACATTCTGCTTCTAAGAACGCTGATAGAGATGAGATACAAGATAAGAATAAATATATCTTAGAATTAACTAAGGAACTTAACAAGTATAGGGATAAAGAAACATTCGTTAAGGATTTACTTAGAATTCCTGTTAAATATAATACTCCTATAATGCCTTTATATTCCGATGCTAATGAATATACTAATACGTTAGTTATATTCTTATCTGATATGCATATTGGAGCTTATAATCCTAAATATGGATTTATACAATTGGAAGATTATAATAAAGAAGAAATTAGTAGGAGATTAGATAAAGTATATAATTTTATTATTAATAAATTATTTGATGATTTAATTATCTGTAATTTAGGAGATAGTGTAGATTCTTATAAAGGTGAAACTGTTAGAGGTCATGAATTACCTACTACTATTACTCCAAAAGAACAATCTAAGATGTATTTAGATGTTATGTTAGAGTTCTTTAATAAATTACTTGATTATGTAGAAAATTCTCACATTAAATATATTTGTATTGGAGATTCAAACCATGACGGTGACTGGGGATGGCTAAATAACGTTGTTCTTTCTGCTAAACTTAAAGAACTGAATATAGAATCCCACATTTCTGATCTTCCAATCGATAAATTTGATATCGGAAACAATTCTATATTATTCATGCATGGTGATATATTTTTCATATTTTTAATATAATTATTTGGTTTCCATGGAAATAATTTATATATTTGTTAAATAATAATATATTTAATAAATAATAGAATTATAACATGGAAAAATTTTTAAATTTATTTTTGAGGAGTGAATTAAGTTTACTCGATTTTTGTAAGCAATATAATCTATCTAGAGTTGAATTTGAAGGTTATATTAATGACAAAGGGTATTATTGGAAGAATGGAAGGTCTGGCATAAAAGTTAACCTATTTAAACTGGCAATAGATGATTATGTAAATTCTTTAGAGAGTGTAGGAGCTTCTGCTAAAAGATTTGGAATTAATTCTCAATCTCTTAGTAAAGATTTAAAAGAATTAGACCTTTATGATGAATCCAGAAAAGGTAAGTCAATAAAAAAATATAATGAACGTATTTTTGATACTATTGACACAGAGGAGAAAGCATATTGGTTAGGATTTATCTTTGCTGATGGATATATATATTCATCCCCAATCGAAGAGAAAAAATCTAGAACAGATTGGAACTTTGAATTATGTGCTTCTGGTACTGATAAAGAACACATGGAAAAATTTGCCAAGTTTATAGGATACACTAAAGAATTAAAGATTACTAAAGCTGATAATAAAGGAAATACTAGATGTAGGGTATGTCTATCTAGTCAACATTTATGGGAAACACTTAATAGTTATGGTTGTACTCCTAGAAAATCTTTAACCTTAAAGTTCCCAAGTCTAAACATATTTAAGGACGAGAGTTTAGTATGGGACTTTATAAGAGGTTATATAGATGGAGATGGGTGTATTTCATATGCAACTAAAGATCATTCTAAAATGCTCCTTTCCTTATTAGGAACAGAAGATTTTTTAAATTCTATACAAGATGTATTTTCTACTAAGTACACTTTGGAATATAATCATAATGATAAGAATTCTAAAACTAGAGTACTAGAAATAGCTTGTAGACCAGGGCTTAACATTTTACATAAATTATATTCACACTCAAAAATATATTTAAAAAGAAAATATGAAAGATATTTAGAATATTGCCGTCTATATGAGGAATCATATAGAGAATTAGAAACCAATAACGGGGAAGGCTGTGATGTCAATCCCGTGATAAGTACAGAAAGTAAAGAGTCTGTGCCATCGTAACGCGTAGAACTTGAACCTCGAAAGAGAATAAAATAGTTCCAAGAGTGGTTTCTACCCCAACACTTTTATAAGTAGTGGGTAAAAAGGTACGCTGGACTATAGCAAAAAGAAGCTATAGAAGTTAGGATAAAAAGCCTAACGATAACAAAATCGAAAGATAGCGATTCCCAGTTTAAAGGAATGCCTCTTACATTAAATGATAGAACAATTAACTGGGTTAATGATTTTATCTATGATTCTGGATTAGAATTTAAAGATAATCTTTATGTAGTAAAAGGAGATTTACATCAATACGCTATAACTGAATCGAGAAGGTTTCAGTATATATCATGTCCAAGTTTATATGGATCTTCTAATTATATAGCTGCTAATTTTGGGAAGACTAAATGGGGAGTAGCATTTATGGAGGTATTTGACACTCATACCACAACTGGAGTAATTAAGGAGTAATGAAAGGATTTCTTGCAACATTTGATACAAGAGAATATATTAATATAGATAATATTCAGGAAGTAAATACTTATTGTTATAATAATATTCATAATCCAGATATATTATTATTTAGAGAAAGTAAAGTTACTGAATGTATTGTTTTAGATTATGGTGCAGACGGATTCTATATAGAATGCTCTCCAGAACTACGTAAATTATTTTTAAATACTAGAATGACTCTTAAAGAATTTTTAAATATTCTTAAATTGGCAACAACTTTAAATGATTATGAGTTATTTATTTGTTGTTTATATTATTTTAATAATCCTAGAAGGATAGTAGATCTTGAAGATGGATTAAAATATTTTTTACAGGAGTGTAATTCTAATTCTGATTATATAGATATCTATAAAGATATATATGGAACTTATATAGAAAGTATTCCTCTATATCCATTCTATATAAATTTTAAAGATTTTATTGAAAATAATTACTTAGCTATTAACTTTAATAATACGGAATATATATTCGAAAAATAAATACAATAAACACAATGAATGCATTTATATTTTTATCAGAGGATTCTTCTAAAACTCCTATATTATATTTAGATAATCCTCAGGAAGTTCGTGAATTTTGTAAGAAAAATGATATCGATTTAAATAGTTATACTGATGCAAATTGGGATCTTACTTATGCTATTGAGGATTCTGATTATTCTGTATGTATATCTGATATAACCTCTAAGGAATTTAGAAACTTTTTAAAAGATTACTGCATGAATCTTTGGGATGTAGTAGATTTTATTACATTATCTAAAAAACTTAATGAATTTGATTTATATATCAGTATTTTATATTATAGTGAGGATTTTATAGAAAATATACTTGAAGAATATCCAAAAGCTCTTAAACGATTTATAGGAGCTCTAGAGCTAAATCATAGTACAGAGAGTATTAAAGCTTTAGTAGACCTAGTTTTTAAAGAGAACATAAATACAGATTGTATAAATTATATAAATGTAGATGATATATTAAATGATTTGGATATAGTAGAAACTGAAAATTTAAGTTATTTATTTAATCCAGAACAATAAATATGTATCTATATAAATCGAATTATTTAAATAAGGATATTTATTATATACTTAAATAAAATTTTATATAAACATGGGCTTCGTTTATTTATGTGATACAAAGAAATCAGATACAATTGAAATAGATTATAACTGGTTAGAATCAAATCCTTCTTTCTACTCCTTACTCTGGAAATGTATAGATAGTGATGAAACAACAAATTCAATACGATTTGTTGCAAAGGATTTAAAATACTCTAATTATATTATTACCATAAATCCTAATAATATAAATCCTAATTTATCTTATCTGTTAAAAACTAAAGATTGGAGTATTAGCGAACTATTTTTAATAGCTACAATTCCATATTATTATTACGAAGAAAATATATTTATAATCATCTTAGCATATATTAACTCTATTATTACTAGTCTTGAGGATTATCAATATGCTTTAGATAATTATATAGGGAAAATACAAAATCAAGAATGGATAGATTTTATGATAAATACATTAAATATTACTATAGATCCTCGAATATATGAATATGTAGATGCATGTACTTATATAGAAGATAATTTTAATTATGCAAGTTTTAATAACTGCTGTTATATATTTGGATATTAATACATGGAAGTAACTTTAGAACAATTATTAAAAGGAAAAGCAACGCAAATAGGAAAGAAAGAATTCTATTCTACTAAAGACTACATAGATCCCTTTCTTCAATCAATGAGTAAATTTACAGATGAATTTATATGTAAAGTAAAAGAGCCAAAACAGATTAGTATTGGAGAAGAAAAAGATATAATGTATAATAGAGTTTATATTCAAGCAGTTTTACCTAAAAACTATTGGGAGTATGAAGATCATCAGCAAGTAATATCTTTAATTTATGGATTAGATTGTAAAGTCCCAGTAGTAAAAATTTTTAGGGGAGGGATTAATATGGCGTGTTTAAATCTTTGTGTGTTTAATGCTACATATTTAAATACACAAGTATTAGAGCCACAAAAGATGTATGATATTTCTCCCATTAAAAACCTAATGAATTTAACAGATGATTTAGGAGTTAAGATTAAAAAATTAAAGAACACATTTATATCTAGAGATAAAGTAGATATGACTAATACTCTAGGTAAATGGGTAGATTTTTGTATTAAATCTGAGTATAAAAGTGATTTTGGAAAAGCTAAATTATCCCCAACTACTGCAATATCTGCATATAAAAATTTAGTTTTAAATCCCGACTCAGAGTATTATATTCCGGAAGATGAAGAAGTTTCGTTATTTACTGCATATAATGCATTTACTGAATTATTAAGGGATGATAAAGATGTTGTTAATCCTTTTGAAAAGAATTTACTTTTAAATAATTTATTTGAAATTTAATATGTACAATGATCAATCTAATGCTTTAGGAGAATTTATTTTTCAATCTAAATATGCTAGATATAATTCTAATCTGAAAAGGAAAGAGACCTTTGAGGAATCTGTAGATAGAATATTACAGATGCATTTAAAACATCTTAAAGATAAATATCCAGAAGTATTAAATAATGCAGAATTTAATAATGATTTATTAGAAGCTTTTGAGGAGTATAAAAATAAAAATGTTTATGGATCTCAGAGAGCTTTGCAATTCGGAGGCGATCCTATTTTAAGAAAGAATGAAAAAATCTTCAATTGTTCATATACGTATATAGATAGTCTAGAAAGATTTGAGCAAATTGAGTATTTACTGTTATGTGGTTGTGGAGTGGGGTGTTCTGTTGAATATAAACACATAAATATTCTTCCCATGATGCCTGAAAGACTTAATAGCTCGGTTGAAGAATATGTAATCGGGGACAGTATTGAAAGTTGGAGTTTAGCTATTGGTAGATTAGTTCAATATTATTTTAATTCTAACGTAACTTATCCTAAGTTTGATTATTCTAAAATTAGACCTAGTGGAAGTTTAATATCAGGCGGATTTATAGCTCCAGGTCCTGATGGTTTAAGAAATGCTTTAAATAAAATAGATTCTTTACTTAGTAATGTTCATAAAACTACTAGAAGATTATCTCCACTTAACTGTGCTGATATATTATCACACTGTGCAGACAGTGTACTTTCGGGTGGTGTGCGCAGGTCTGCTTTAGCTATATTATTCTCTCCTAATGATGAGGAAATGTATAATTCTAAAGTAGGTAATTGGTTTTATGACAATCCTCAACGTGGAAGATATAATGCTTCTGTTGCTTTGGAGAGAAGTGATGATAATAAAGAAGTATTTAATAAAATCTTTGAATCTACTAAAGAATATGGAGAACCTGGGTTTTTCTTTAGGTCTGATTCTGGTATAGGATGTAATCCATAAAATGATGTGGCTATATATAGTGATATATATAGAAAACTAGGCTAATTCGGGGAATCTCTTATTTAATAAGACAATCCCGAGCTAAGTGATTAAATATTTAATCTAAATGTGTAACGACTATCCTGAAAAGGAGTAGAACCAAGTGGTTCGAAATGCCTAGCGTCTTATATTAAATATATAAGATGGTGATATAGTCTAATCTCTATAGTGATATAGAGGATCTTTAATTAGATCAGATAAGAAGTAACGAGCTTATCTTAATATAATGGTTTTGAAATAGGTTTTAAACCCGTACTAGAAATACAGAAACCTGATGGGACATCTAAACAAACCGGGATACAGTTTTGTAATTTGATCTCTATCTCAGGTAAAGAATCTACAACAGAAGAAAAATTCTATAAACAATGTAAAGCAGCTGCTACTATTGGAACAATTCAAGCTACATATAATTCTTTCCCTTTCTTGGGTGAAGTAACAGAGCAATTAGCTAAGAATGATCCATTAATTGGAGTATCTATTAGCGGGATTATGATGAATCCTGATATATTATTAAATGAAAATATTCTGCGTAAAGGAGCTGAGATTATTAAAGAACAAAATAGCAAAATAGCTAACTTACTAAGAATTAATCCTGCATCTAGGACTACTTGTATTAAGCCTAAAATATTGGGCATTTAAATAGTAATATTTAAATATAAACACCGTGAATTGCTGGAATGGTTTATTTCTATATAAACCTAATCAGCAGCCAAGTTAAATCGGGTTCAACGACTATCTAGAAATAGAGTACAGTGTAAGCTAATGACACTGGAAGCGCGGTGCTCCTATTATTTAAATAGGATGATGATATAGTCTAATCTATATGGTGACATATAGCAGTTCATAAGAGAACGTATATAAGAGTTGCGTCTTATATAGAATATATAATGGATGGAAATATAAGTACCTTAACTGGAAACACTCCCGGATGTCATGGTCAACATGCGAAAAGATATATCCGGAGAGTTCAGGTTAATAAAGAAGAAGAAGCAGGTAAAGTATACGCTAAATATAATCCTAAAGCAGTAGTAGAATCTGTTTGGTCTAATAATCATACTGATAATTGTATTATGTTCGCAATAGAATCGGATGATAACGTTAAAACCAAATCGGAATTACTAGGAATTAAACAATTAGAAGTAATTAAATTACTATATAACAACTGGATTCTTCCAGGAATGGTAGATCCTACTAATCCTGTATGTAATAATGTATCTAATACTGTTATAGTTCCAAATCAAGATTGGCATAGAGTAAAAGATTGGGTATGGAATAATAAAAACTTTATTGCTGGAGTATCATTTATTCCTTCAACTGGAGACATTACTTTTACACAACCTCCATACTCAGAAGTATTTATCCCAGAAGAATTAGTGGAAATGTATGGGGACGGAGTAATATTTGCCTCAGGTCTAATCGTAGATGCAGAAAAAACTTTCGGGAATTTGTGGAAAGCTTGTGATACATTTAATTATAAAGGGGAGAAACTATATTCTACTGTTGAAGATGCTAAAGAATTTATTAAAGAACTTAATGTAGCAGAAGATCCCTCTTATTTAAATAAACCTCATTCTGAATGGGTAAAAGCTAATTCAATTCAATATAATAATTGGGTTAAAGTATTATCCATATTGGGATATACAGAAGAATTCATAGATGAAATTTTAGATTCTGATATAGAAATTCCAATTGCAGAAATTCAGAAGTATTTAGATAAAACAGCATTTACTAATATAAAAAATCTAAATACTAAAAGAGATATAATGCGGAGAATGAAGAAGTTCGGAGATACATATTTCGGAGAAGATTATAGTACTATGATTGAAGCTCTTAAATATGTACAATTATATCATGATTGGTGTGATATAACTAGAAACTATACTCCTATCGATTGGACTACAGTTAAATGGAAAAAAGTATTAATTGATGCAGATACAACAGGAGCTCAGGCTTGTTCTGGAGGACAATGTGATATAACTAAAATATAATAAGTATATGAAATATAGAATTACTTATACAGTATCTTGTGATTCTACATTTTATGTAGATATCGATGCAGATAATGAAAAAAAAGCAATAGATAAATTTAGTTCCGGATACTGGGATTACGATGAAGAAATACTTATAGACTCTTCTTGTTTAGATCCAGAAATAGAAAATATTCAAGTAATAAATGGGGAGGATGTTTGATGAAATATACTATTCACAATTTAAACAACGGATTGTACTGGGACGATACCTGTGAACTATTTAGAACTGGAGGATTAGTTCCATTATATAATACAGAAGATGAAGCTAAAAATGTTATAATTAAAAAAGAATTGAAAGAATGTGAAGTACTTCCAGTTTTATTAATTCCAAATCCTGACGATAATGATTAAATCTTTTTATGCTATATATAATCCTAAATTATCTAATTATTACAATCCTATAACAAAAGAGTTTGGAGTGTATAATACTAACGCTATTTATAATAAAGATACTGCTCTTAAATATATAGATCAAGATGGACTAAAAGGTTGTGAGTTAAAGATTATATATAAATATTTTAAATCATGATATTAAATTTTATATATAATAGTCTGGAATCTGATATCGATCCTTTCGATATTCTTCCTCCTGATAATGATATAGAGAATTTAAATATAAATTATTATGATATATCATATACTAAGGATAAGAAAAAGGGAAGAGCTATATTAAATAAATATGCTGCTAGAGAACTTCCAGTATTTGAATTAACAGACGACGACGGGAATTATTTATATTTTTCTTATGCAGAAAGTAGATTGTATAAATTAACCAAAGAATTTATTATATCTAAAGTAAAAGAATACGAACATAATAAAGAATAAATATATTTTATCTATGTTAGCAGAAGATCTCAAAATTGGAGATATTATACTTGTAGAAGGAGGAAGTAGTAATTATAATATAGAAATTTTGGATATATCATCACCTAATATTAAATATAGATATACTGATTTACCTAAAACTAATAATTGGGCAGACTTTTCTACGTTTAATAAAACTTTTAAAATACTTGAAATATTAAAAGAAGGAGATGGAAAAAGAAAAGGAAATAAAACTATAACAGTATCAAAGAAATCTAAGAAAAAATGAAAGTAAAAATATATAATAAATCTAATAACGAACTACCTAAATATAAAACATCTGGGGCAGCAGGGATGGACGCAAGGGCTAGCTTTAGTAATATTGATCCAAAAGATTTAATTAAATATGGTCCTGTTGTATATACTTTAGATGCGGAAACAAAAAAAATTAAATCTATCTCGATGCAGCCAGGGTCAAGAGTTTTAGTTCCTTTAGATATTCATACAAGTATTCCGGAAGGTTATATGATTACTTTACATATTCGTAGTGGAGTAGCTCTTAAAGATGGATTGATTCTTGGAAATGCAATTGGGATTATAGATTTTGATTATAGAGGGAATTATGGAGCTATTTTAGTAAATCCTTCATGGAATAAACCTGTAGATATCTCAGAAGGAGATAGAATTTGCCAATTAATTCTTCAAAAGGTAGAGACATGTGAATGGGAAGAAGTAGATAATTTAGAAGATTTAGATGTAACAAATAGAGGGATTGGTGGATTTGGATCAACTGGAAAACAATGATGCTTATATTAGAAATATTAGGAATTGAATTTTCTACTCCGAATAAATCAGGATGTAAAATATTATTCGATGAAATAGAAAATATAGATCTTATTAGGAAAGCTTCTAGATGTATATATAATTACCAACAAGATTTAAATTTTAAAACATTACAGAATGTATTCTCCTATGATCTTAATGTAGATCAAGATCTAATGAATTATATAGAAGTGATGTCAGAAGATTTTGATCATATTTCTAGCATAGTAATACATACTATAAAACATATAAATGAAGAGATTATGTTCTAATGGAGAATGCAAATAACATATTTTCTGAATTTGGAAGTGCTTTAATACAAGAAAAAGAAGATCAAGAGTTGGAATCTGAAATAAAAGGATTCCATACTCTGGATTTTGAATTATCTTGGGAACAATTATCTGCAATTAAGAAAATTATTAAGTTTATAAATAATAAAAACATTAGTAACAAAGACAACACTGATAATAATAAATTATTATTGTCTGGAAAAGCTGGAACAGGTAAAACTTCAGTTATATCACAAGTAATAGCATATTTAGATAACCATAGTTATGATTATGTAGTATGTGCTCCAACTCATAAAGCTAGGATTAATCTAGAGAAACTTACTAAGACTGAAACATTAACATTACATCAGTTATTGTTGTTAAAGCCTAATCTAGAAATTGAACAATTAAATATTAAAGAATTAGAATTTCAAAGTGGGTTGAAACATAATTGGAAAGCTAGAATTCCTAGATTAGTAATAGTAGATGAATGCAGTATGATAACCTCTGATTTATACGAGTTTATAGATAAAGAGTTAGTATCAAAAAGGAATGTAAAGATAGTTTTTCTAGGTGATTCAGCACAACTTCGAGGAGTTAAAGATTTAGAAATATCTAAAGTATTCTCTTTAAAGAATAAAATAGAATTAACCAAAATATACCGACAGAAAGATGAAGCTCCGTTATTATATTTATTAGATGAATTAAGAACATCTCCACATTTTGGTAGGTTTAAAGAGTTTAAGTCCAACTATGGATCTTTATATAACTGTAACAATGTAAAAGATTTTATAATCGAAGCTGGAAAGAATTTTAAGAAGGCTATTAGTAAAGAAGATCCGTACTTATGTAGAATTCTTACATATACAAATAAAAGATTAAATGAGTATAATACTGTACTTAATAAACTTTTATTTAATAATAATGAAGAATATAATATTGGAGGATTTCTAACTGGATATGATAACTTTGAGTCCGATGATTATTTTGGAAAAATATATAACTCTCTAGATTATATAATAAAAGATGTAAAGCCTTATATTAAACCTCCATCTCAAATATTTCCTCTAGAATTAAAGGGATTTATATTAACTTTAAGAGATTTTATATATGAAGATGATATAGAAGTATTTATTATATCTAAATATATAGATCCTGAAATATTAAATTCTTTTATATCCTTATTTGAAACAACTAGACTAACTGCTCTAAAAGTAGACAAGAAAGTAAATTCTAGATTATATGGAGCATTGTGGAGTAAATATTATAAGTTACAACAATACTTTGCATCCCCGATTGATTTATATTATGATGGGAGATTAATAAAATCAGCAACACTAAAGCCTGGATATGCTATTTCAACACATAAAAGCCAAGGAAGCTCGATTACTAATGTTTATATAGATATGAAAGATATTTTAAGATGTAAAGATGAAGAGGAATTAAGACAATTACAATATGTAGCATTGTCTAGAACTAAAAATAACATTTATTTATTAAATTAAAATGGATTATAATATAGACTTAAATTTTCCAAAAGATATTCCTGTAGAGATTTATACTCCAGAAGGAGAATTACTCGCTACTGTAACTACTCAAACTAAACTTTTATATATCACAAATCAGATTAGATCACAGAAATTAGAAGGATTCTATATTAAGTTCAAAGATTTAGAAATACGTATAACTAAAGATGGAACTTTAGAAAGTACTCCTGAGGAAATGTTCTGTAATTATCGTAAAATTATTAATGAGACTATATATGGAATGCCTTTTGAAGAATATAATAAAGTAAAAATAGAAGTAGACGTAAACGGAGTTTTAACTGAAGTATATTATAAAGGTAATTTCTATGCTAAATATCTTTCTAGAATGAGTAAAGACTCCTTTACAATAAAAACATATCCAGAATGGATGGATGTAATAACTTCTGTAGAAATGGAAGGAACAACTCAAAGAAAGATATTAGAAGAACTTTCTAATGGAACATCTTTTACAACTATATGTAATCTTTTACTATCTAATGAGAACAACGTATAAGAATGAATTAATATCTAGAGATTCTAAAGGAAAAATTAGAGTAGTATATGCTAGTGCTAAATACCTCCCTATACCTAATGAATTTAGAATCTTTAAAAAAACTGGATTATTTAAAGGAAAACTCATTGAACAGCCTGAGAAAGTTATTACAGAAGGTAAAGCTAAAAGAACTGTTCATCAACAAGGAGATTTAGAATATAATTCTACTATATCTAAGTATTTAGATAAAGGATATAAGAAAGTAGAAGAATTATTCACAAAGCCTTTGGATAAGTTATCAGAAGAAGAAATAAATGAAAAACTTCCGTTAATAAAAACTAATGCCGATAATGTTCCTATTCCAATGGGATGTAAAAAATATACGGAAGTAGCTACTAAAGCTTTTGATAAAGAATATTTAGCTTCAAGAAAATTGGATGGAGTAAAGTGTATCTTCTATCAGAGGGATGGAGAGATTAGGACAAGTTCCAGGGGCGGTAAAGACTACAACATAGCAGCAGAACATCTAATTAATGATCCTGCTATGATAGAGATATTTAAAAAGTATCCGGATATAATGTTAGATGGAGAAATTTATAAACACGGATGGTCGTTACAAAAGATCTCTGGATTAGCTAGAACTAAGGAAATTACTCCTGAAAAATATCAAGATATTATCCAATTACAATATTGGATATACGATATCGCTGATGATAAAATGAAATTTGAGGATAGATGGGAATTAATGCAGGAACTAGAACCTATTATATCTAAATCGTTTCACTTAAAATTAGTAGAACAAACTCCAATTTCTGGATGGTTAGGAATCGATAAATTAAATAAGAAATATGTAGCAGAAGGATTTGAAGGAGTAGTCATTAAACGATTAGACGCATATTATGGATATGGAAAGAAGACTAGCGCAGCTATAAAGATTAAGGACTATAAGGATGAAGAATTTCTTATTGTTGGATGGATTCGAGGATTAAGACCTGAAGAGGATATGTGTTTTGTAATGGAGACTAAATCTGGAAAAAGATTCAAAGCAAAACCTGTAGGAGATAGGAATACTAAATTGGATTATATAAAGAATATGTCTAATATTATTGGACATATGGGTACTGTTACATATTTTAATATGTCAGAAGGTGGAATTCCAACTCAACCTGTATTTAAAACAATTAGATATGAAGAAGATATATATAATAATTATGATGAAGAGGATTAAATAATAATTGAATATGAAAATTGACAGTAGAAAATCGATCAATGATGATCTTCAAAAGTATGATCACTTAAAAAATAAGTCTTCTTTTATAGAAATAACCGAATGGACTAATGGAGAGGGATGGGATATAGCTATAAATGAAAAAATATTTAATCTAACTTATGGAGAACTTGAAGCTATAAATTATCTTACTAAAGCATTAGATTATGAATCCAATAAAGTCAAAGATAAAGATTATTAATCAATATAATAATCCTCTTTATTATTGGTGGAAAGTTAGAAAAATATTTAAAAGACCTAAATGTCATCTTATAATTAAGAAAAATTTATGGTTTTTTGGACTTCCTATTAGAAGAGATTATTATAATCCTATTATAAGTATAAGATTCTCAGGGTTAGGATGGAAATGGAAATATGATGAAGTTAGACATGAATGGGATCCTTATATTCAAATATGCTTATTTAGAAAATATCATATTGTATGGATATTTAATTGGGTAAAATATGATGACTTAGATTCTGATACAATAAGTATGGCTACGTGGGAAGCTATACTAGATTATTTACATAAGCATAAAACTATACAGGAATGCGTAAATTTTCATGCTTGGAAGAGTGGTGAAAAGATTCTAACTATAAAAGAAAATATAAAGAAAAAGTATTTAAAAACTTTAAAATAATAAACATAAATTATATTAGAGATAATTTATTTTATCTCTAATATTTAAATCATAATTTATGAAGTATAAAAAGAAGCCTATAATCGTAGAAGCTATACAACTTTTAAATGATGATTATTCTATAGAAGAATGTTTAAAGTTTATATATAATGTTTTTATAACTGACGATGATATAGAAACTGTTAAAAATGATAAACATATACGTATTCAAACTTTAGAAGGAGATATGAAAGCTTCTTTTGGAGATTATATTATTAAAGGTGTAAATGGAGAATTTTATCCATGTAAACCGGATATTTTTGAAAAAACATATGAAAGTATTGAATAATATGAGGAAAATATTTATTTTTATAACATTAATATCATTAGTATTTTTATTAACAAAATGTAATGGAGACATATATAAAAAGAATAAAAGTGAGTTAGTTAAAACACTTTCTTCTATGGATTTATATACAGTTCCAGTGAAAGAAAATTTATCTACTATAGTAACATTCGGAAAGGATACTTTAGCGGTAACTAATACTCCTATAAATATATATATTCCAAATGTATTAAATAGATTTGATAGTCTTAAATTAGATACTATTGCTGTAGATACTAATAACTTATTTAGTCAATATGCTCAAACTATATTATTTGAAGATATAGAGAGCAAAGATTATGATTTTAACGATCTTGTGATTTATATTAAAAATAAATGTAAGTATTTAAATAACAAAGATTACTTCTTGCAATCTATAGAAATCCAACCTATTGCTCTAGGAACTACACAGAATATAAAATTAGGATGTGTATTAAGTAACGGTTCTGAGTATATTATATCTAATAATGTTAGAAAAGAGTTATTTAATAATCATAAAGGATATATAAATACAATATCAGGAAAAGGAAATATTAAATTTAAATCCTATTTAGCACTTGATAGTATTAGATTAAATAAAGACTCTAATCCATATATTGCTTGGTTCATTGAAATAAATAAAGCTAGATATTATTCAGTATGTTCAGAAATAGATTGTGAAGAATATAATATGTTTGGAGATAGAGATATTCCATATGGACTAGTCTTTTATAATACTTTCATGTATTCGGAAGAAGGAAATCCTATATTTGAAGTATATGAGGACTTCTATCTTTGGAGAGATGGAAAAAGATCTTCAATAGGAGAATATTCTGATTCTAAATGCTATAGGTATTAAAATATCATTTAAATAAATGAAAGATTTATATAACACTATAAATAAAGTAATTAATAACAAATCTTTAAATTCTGAGGAAGCAACTAACTTAGTTCATATATATATTACAGAAGAGTTAGGAAAAGAACCAACTTCCGAAGAACTTACAGAAGTATTAAAATTACTACAAAAAGGTATATTTGATTTTGAATATATGTTGGATATTATATTAAAGAAACCTCATGTATATGGATTATATACTTGTAGTATTTATTCTTCGTTAGATGAAAGTGGGAATAGAAAATTTATAAAAAGAACTCTTTATAGAAATTAGAATGGAAACCTATATTGATTTTGATGAACCCTATACATCAGATGTATTTGATGATGTAGATCCTTTATTAGAAGTAGAAGAACTTCCGAAAGAAATTAGAAATGAGTTATTTAAAGAAATCGAAAAAGAATTTGAAGAGGAAGAAGAATCTGATTTATTAAAAGATTAATTATGAGAAATTTTAAAATTACTTTATCAACCGAAGAAATTATTTCGGAAGAAGAATTACTTGATATTATAAATTATTGTTATGATACTAATTATTTAACTTTTTCTGATATTCCCAAAGAATTGATAAAAGAATATATAATTAGCGAAATAGGAAGTATATTTTCTTTCGAAACCTCTAATATAGATATTAAAGAAGTACATTGTGAAGAATAAATATATTGATATTACTAGGGAAGATTGGATTAGTCTAATCTCCCTAGATAAAAATAATCCAATAAATAAAAAATTGGGAGCAAAATTTATTTGTCAAGAAGAAATTAAGAAGACGGAGGAAACTATTTTATATAGAATATGTATAGAAGATATAAAATCAAAACGATTATTTTGTGTTAAATATATTCTATTTAAAGATTCCGAAGGAAAGCCTGACATAGCAATAAATACTGAATATACTGATAAATTATATAAAATCTAATAAAATGCTTACATATTATTTAAGAAACTTCTGGCAGGATTGTAAAATAGATTCAATTCAAAAAATTCGAGAAGCTATTCCAAATATAGATGATGAAACACTTCTAGAAATTTTAGAAGGTAAAAAGAAAGCTGTAACTGAGGATGGTATAAATTTTACTATAGAAGATGATCATGAGGAAGATAGAATGTATTTAAGTAGAGATAGTATACAAGAATCTTTTGAATACAAATTTAGGGATTTAGCTTCTCAGGTTATGGGATATTCAAAAGGATTGTATCTTGATACAGATGAGGATAGAAAACATTATTACTCTCTTTTAAAAAATACTTTTGAGGAGATTCACGAATTAGAGAATAATTGGAAAGAGTTTTGTACTTTGATAAAATGTAATATAAATCTAAAAGTTAAAGATTATCTTTATGACGAAGAGTCTTTGGAAGCAGATAATGTTGATGTATTTAATTATGTCGAACATTTAGATTCTCCTAATAAAGCTTCTTCTTACAAGGACCTTGTTTCTGAATACCTATCCACACTAAACTTTAGTTTTAAATATGCTCTAGATTATTTAATAGAAGAACGTGACTATCGAACTATAGAATTATTAAAATTAGATTCATCTAACGGATTAAATTATATCCCGGAGCATAAAAAAGCTCAATCTGAATTAGATACTCTTAGAGGAGATAATATCTTTCCAGAAGATATTCTTGAATGTATATGGAATAGTGGTTGGTTATCTCCAAATGGAGAATTATATGGATGTCCAGATTATGATCATATAAATTTCTCTAATAGATTAGTTAAATATTTAAATTTATCAGGAACAAATTCTGATAGAATATTAGAAACTAATGGATATATTAAATTCTCATGTGGAAGATGGTTATATATGGAGAAAGATTTTACTCCCACTATAGCCCAATTAGAAACAATTTTAAAGTGGAATAAGGAAAGGAATAAAAGTCTTAAAATTTGTATTGGAGATGGATTATCAATGGTTAATGTAGATATTATAGAGTCTAAATTAAATTCTTTAAATAAATAAAATGAAAGTACATAATTTCCAAATAGAGAAAAGAATGGAATTATTTAATCGGTGGGTTAAGAAAAGGGGCGAGAGAGATAACAATTTCATTAAATATTTTTATGATGGAGGTAATGATATATACATAACCCCATATCAATTACAAGATCCGGATTATATCATCCCAGAATGGAATAAGACTATCCCTTCAAGATTAAGAAAGTTATATAATAAAATAGGAAAATTATGTAAAATCGATGGTGATGTTATTGGATATTTTGCTGGGATAGTATGTGATTATACTGATTTTTATTATAGAATAGTATTAGAAGATGAACCTAGAAGTATTTTACATTCATGTGTTGGAAAAATAGATTTTATTGATTAGTATTAACATTTTAAATATATTTATTATGAATTATTCAGAGGTTATGGAATTACTAACTGATGAAATACTTGAATTGTACGAAATAAAAAATAGTGATTACGGAAATTCTTTTTATAAGCAATTAGATGAGGATGGATTATTAGTATCTAAGATTAGATTGCAGGATAAATTAAGTAGATTTTCATCTATTATTAAAAAAGGTACTATAGAAGTAAAGGATGAGAAGCTTAGAGACACATTAATTGATCTTGCCACATATAGTATAATGACTGTTGCATGGATGGATAATAAGTAAAACATGAAGAAAACAATTAGAGATTTAAATCCAGACGATATTGTATGGGTCATCAGTTTTAATGAGATTACTGAACATAAAGTTAAATATTGCAGACCTTATAATGATCATCATTGTTTAGTAATTAAAGATTTCTCCACTTCTAAAGGATATCCAAATCTGTTAAGTGAACATCCTGTAGATTCGGATAGAAGTGTTGTATATATAGATAAACATTATATAGTACTTAATAAAGAAGATATTCATGAATACCAAATGAAGTGTCTTATAGAACGAAGAAATAAACTATATGGATTACTGAACGGATTAAGGAAAGCAGAACGAACTTATATAAACCAAATAGATGAAGTTGAAAATTTAATAAACAAATGCAATGAATAATTTTGAAGCTGCTATAGTTAAATATGTCTGTCCTATATGTGGTAGTGTTGTTGAAGATAATATTATAATAAACTCTAGATTAACGGAAGAAGATGCTTCTAAGGTACGAGAGCTTCATAATAAAATTGTAGGTTATTCTGATCATGCTTGCGAGGAATGTTCTAAATATAAAGATGATGTGGTATATTTTATCGAAATAGATTCAGAAGAGTCCGTTGGTAATGATATGCATAGAACTGGACGAATTAGTGGAATTAGAAAAGAATCTGAATTAGTCGCAGCTGCCGAGAAATATATAATTACTTTAGAAGATGGAACTAGGTTTTGTTATATAGATAAAAAGGAAGGAAAGAGAATTGGAATGTGGAATGATTAAATTTTTAATGAATGAGACTAATTAAGCCAAGTGTTGAAATATGGGATCAAGAAGAAGGTTTAAATGGGGTATATAAAAGTATTGAACGTGCGGGACGTATTTGTTATAAAAGTTCTGATAAAATAACAGAGGATTCTGCTGAACCTTTTGTAGATAGAATGATTAAATCACTACATCACTCTATGCTAGAACAGGGTACAGTATATCTTACTATTCCAAGAGAAGATATTAACTACCATATTTATTTAAGTAAGTACAGAGATAATCCATATTCAGAATGTAGAGTTGCTCAAACTTTAGAAGGTATACCAGTTGGAAGTTTATATATTAGCACTAATTATAGAGTAATTATAGAACATGACTGGACAGATGATTTAAAGTATCTATGTAAACCAACAAAATTTCATGAGAAGAGAATTAGTGTTCATTTTACATGTGATAGGGGAATATGGAACGAATTTATTAGACATAAAACTTTACAGAGGGGAGATGATTGTGAAGTATATCCAATTGTAGACTACGATTCTGAACAGAATAACTCATTTGCCCAAGAATCTACAAGGTATTGTAATTTCTCTAAGAATAAATTCAATAATGAGATTACTTATATAATTCCAACATGGTTAGATATTCCAGAAGGAAAAATTACTATTAAACCTCACATTGGGGGAGATTGTATTAAATCAATTCCATTTATTGATGATGATTCATTTATATCATATCATAAAGAATATGGTTCAGATAAACAAAGAGGAGGATATTATATAAATGATTTCCATTTAAGTGATATAGATAATTCTCCTATATCTCTATTTATTAGATCTTTAGAATTTACAGAACAAGTATATTTAAATCTAGTTTCTTCTAATTGGACCCCACAGCAAGCAAGACAAGTACTACCTAACGCTCTTAAAACAGAACTTGTAATGACTGGATTTATTTCTGATTGGAAACATTTTATAAATCTTAGATATAGAGGAACTACTGGAAAACCTCATCCAGATGCTTTTTATTTAGCTGAGAAACTATATAACTTATTTAAAGAAAAAGGTATTGATATATAATGAAAGAATATATTCGATTCGGAGAGATTCCTGACAATGAACGTTCTGGTATATATAATAATGAGGGAGAATTAATTGGAAGAGAGCGTGGGGTATCATGTTATGAATGTATATGTTTTAATAATCAATATAGAGTCCTATTACCATATAGACCTACTAGACATACATGTGTAACATTACATAATCTATATGAGCAATATTTTGACGGAGATATTAACATGTACATTGTAGCAGGAATTGTAGTTGGATACGGAAGTGATAATGAACCATTATTAAGAAATGTAAAAGTAGTAAAGAAACTTAATATAAAATCTTTTAGATCTTAGTTTTTATATATTAAATTAAACATAATATGTCAATAAAAATAAAATCTAAAGTTTTAAAAGCTTCCGAATATACTCATTCCTTAATATTATTCTCTGATAAATTTTTAAAAAATGAAAATTTTACTTCAAAAATAATATATTATACAGCTAAAGGTATCTTAAATCTCTTTTCAGTATCTAAATTAGGAGATTTCTTATCTGGATATGTTCTTCAAAAAGTATTTAAACATAGAGGAATATTCGAATATTGGGTAAAAAATAAATGCCAAACTAAAATTATATATAATATACCTCGCTACCAATTAGACACCCTTATCGAGCGTTGTGATAAAGAAAATATTCCAACCTATCAAGATATCGATTTTAAAACAAAAGAATGTGTAGGTCTTTATATAGGGCCTTATTGGACAAATAAATTATATTATGTCTTAGATAACAGAATCATCCAAGAAAAATTTGAATCAGATTTAGATATAAAGAATGATGATAAAAATGTGTAAAATAGATTTTAGAATTTAATATGAATAAAAATAAAAATCCTTTCGTATCATATTCGGAGTTTTTTACTAAATTAGATCCTAATACAGAGAAAGTATCTCCAGAAATATTAGATATGAAATTTAAAGATTTAACAAATGATAGAAACAATATTTCTAACAGCCCTGGCAATAATGATTCTGGGGTATCTACTAATAGCAGCTCCGATAATTTTAATTTTACTAAACCAGCTGATTCTAGCAATTTGGAAACTAATAGAGCCAATATGGGACAAAATCAAAAGAATGAATTAAAGAAGCAGATTACTTCTTATATAAATTCTTTAGACATAGAAAATGATTATAAGAAATATTTAATTAGATTAGCTGAAAGAGAGAGTAATTTTAATCCAGAAGTAATAAATGCACAAGGATTTAAAGGATTATTTCAATTTGGGGATGATGCTTTAAGAGATATCGGGATGACTACTTCTGATTATATGTCAGATTGGAAGAAGCAGATTGATGCTGTTATTAAATTTACTAATTTAAATAGAGAAAGACTTAGAAATACCCTAAGAGGAACTAATGGAAAAGATATCGATGGGACTAAGATAAATGAGTGGGGCTTATTAGGAGCTGCACATCTAGGTGGCGTTGGGGGAGTAAACAAGTTCCTGTTTAAAGGAGCTAATCCAGTTGATGCGAATAATACTAGTATAAAAGATTATTTAATATACTTTAGTAAGTAATGAAATATAAAGATATCATATTAATATTCTATTGTTTATTAATTGTAATATTAACATTTGGAATTGGAAGAATCTCAGGAAAGATTTCATATCAAAGTGATATATTAAAAGAGAATTTAAATATACAAAACTATCTTCCATCTATAGATATTAGGAGATATTCTCCGGTAAGTGAGACTGAACAGTCTTTATTAAATAAAATGAGTAAAGAAGGTTATTGTTTAGTTGATGTAACAATTGAAAATGGAAGAGTATTTTATTATTTTCAAAAGATAGTATATAAGAAAGAATTTAATTTGAAATAAAGAAACCCTAGCAGTGCATTATGCATTGTTAGGGTTTTCTTTTTTCTATTTAGCAGGATATTTCTTATTAGATATATATTTCAAGAATTTAAATTGAAACAATTTCCTTTTATTTAAATATTCGGGATTATTCTCATTATATTTAGCTTCGGTCTCGAAACATATATTTTTATATGCTAAGTTATATGGAGGTAATGCTATTTCTATAATCCAACAAATTATATAAATTAATAACGGAATTAAGGGAGTAGCTAGTAACCACCACCATGATAGGTTAAATAAGATACAACATAAAACAGAAATAACAATTGATGTAATCCAAATTTCTGTCTGTTGATATACATGAATTGTTTCATGTCTGAAAAACCGTTCATTAAGTCTTCTAGTATCTCCTTTATGTTCCCTTCTTATCCATAAGATAAATAAAGTTACCATGGCAAGAAATCCATCAAAGGGAATAAATTTATTATATATAACTATAGGAAATATACTTTTCTTTGTTTTAGATTTACTCATATACTATTTATTTAAATTAATCCTCAGTATTTAATAAGTTAAATACATTCTGAGCTTGTTTTATTGCATAGAAATTTTTAGGAATCTCTCTCCCAAAAGAACTTTCTCCTTTAGCTATTCTAATAGTAGAATCTTTCAGTCTTTCTAAAAAACTAAGAGCTACTGGAGTATCTAAGGAAAGTCCTAAAGGGGCCCAAAATACTAATTCATCTGTAGAATTTAATAAAGTCTGCCTTAATATATTTTTAGTTAAAGGATCAAATTCTTCTCCACTCTTTTCTTTTTCTTCCATAAGTAATCTAAATAATAGTGCAAGTAAGGCAGCCCACATAGAATCTATTAATAACTGTTTGGCATTTCTAATTCTATAATCTTTATGTTCTAAAGTAGCATCAGTATCTTTCTTTATATAGTATTTAAATAAATACTGCATATAATAGAATGTACTATTTACCATTCCTTCTATAAATCTTCCAGTCCATTCTTTAGCTGGAATATCTGTAACTTCTGTAGTTTCTATTAAGTGAGATTCTCCATTTTCATCCACTATAGATTTTAAATAAAGTAAATTTCCTTCATCATCAGTCTTTTGCCTCCACTCCCCTTTAGGAGTTTTATCAGTTCCACCTAAGAAAAATCTTTCACGAGTAGATGAGAAATAAGATTTAAATTGGAATAGTATCTTACCTACAAATTTATGTCTAGCAGCAAATGCATTTTCATGATCCATATATCCGAATAATGAATCGGCAGAAGATTTTATATTTCTTTTTTCTGCTATAGTATATGCGGAAGGTAATGCTACTGGATTAGATTCGTTAAATTTTAACTCTTCCCAATCAAGATCATTCTCATGTTCAATATTAAATTGAGTTAGATGTGCGATATAATCTGCTTTTTGTTTATTATATAAAGGATGCGATTTATCTCCAGATGCGAATATAGAATATCTCCCATCTTTAGTCCAATCATATATCAATTCTCCATCTTTAGACATATGGTGAGCTTTCAAACAATCATCATGAATCATTTGGGCTACTATAAATACCATTCTATTTAAAAAATCTGGAGCGGTAGTAGCCCAATAAGCACCTCTTCTTAGTAATCCTTTATAACCTTTTCTATCAGAATTTAATTCGTACGCTAACGAATTAGCATCCATTCTAGTCATCCCATAAAAATGGTTTAAAGCTTCTACTAAAGTCCAATTATCAGAACTTACACCGGTATTTCCCATAACTATACCATAAGCTTTAGCAGCATCGGCAGTAGTAAAACCATTATCTCCTAACAACCGTCCAGCAGCTCTAGTCATTAGAAGATAAAATCCTTGAATTGGCTCTCTAACTAATGAATTAAGATTTAATGCCAACATTGAAACTCGTGCAGCAGTAGTAATAGGTTGAAATACTTTATAGAATTTTTGATTGGATTTTTCTATAGAACTTTCTCCGAATATAACAGTTTTTAAATAAATATCAATTTGCTTATTTAAATTTTCGAAATTAATATTAGTATCATAAGATTGTAAATAGATAGCATGTCTTACATCATTAATAAGGGGAAGAATAGTATCAAAAGAAGATTTCCTTATATAAGCATGAACAAATACATCCTCTAATAACTCTAAGTTAGTCTCCCAATAAGAGGTATCTTGCTCTGAAAGATATTTTTCTCTAGTAGTTGGAGAGACGTTTAGAAAATTATACATTGTTAAATAATCATTCTTCCCAGCTTCAGAATCCTGTTCAATCGTCTCTTCTTGTGCTTTAGTAGCTCTTCTTATATCAACTTGTTCGTTCCATTTATCTTGTATCCACGAAAAGAATCCTTTACTTTTCAATTGTGAAAATGCAGTACCTCTCAACAATGGGATATCAAAATAATGTCCACTTTGAATTAATTCTTGAACTGGAGTAGTTTTTATTGCTTCTTCTTCTGTCAAATTATAATCAACTCCGCGCTTTATTCTATTTACATTCCATAAGAAAGATTTCAACCATTTTCGCTCGGCTTGAGAAAGATCATTTGTCATGTCATAAGGATTCTTTGCTCTAAAATTACGAGCTATTCTTCCAGTAGAATCTCTTTCAAACATATTTTTAAATGCGTTAGTTGAATCTTTAAAAGTCCATCGTTCTACTTGAGTAAATCCTTTTGATTTATATAACTCTAACACTCGTTGTAAAGATTTCTCCTTATATTTCTCAAACCATTCACGCATCTTCTGGAATTGTAATTCAGTTAAATCTACTATATCTTTCATTAAAGGAATCATTTCTGGATTTTCTACATAATACCCTCCTAAGGTCATAGTTTCAGATATATTTTTGAGATTGAAACTTATTTGACTTATATCATGATCTGAATCAAAATAGATACGTTTATAATGTAGAATAGTCCTAGATATTTGGGAATATAATAAAGATAATCCAGTTGGGTCAGAATCATAATTATTATCTGCTCTAATAATTAATCTGTTTCCAGCTGCTTCTCTAATAATATCTTGTAATTTTCTTAACTGTTCTATTTTATATCTACCGGTTTCATTATCTAATTTATAATTATTATAGAAATCATAAATTAAATCAGAAGTTCCTTTTACTAATTCTGTTCTATCTTGTCCTAGAATAGTTAATAGTCTTAATTTTAAAGCTTCTATCCTATCTGCAATTATTAATTCTGATTTAAAGTAATTTGTAATATCTAGTTCCTTAGATAAGATATTAAAATTATGCGTTAATTTATTTATATCTATAGGATAAGATTGTCCTTCTTTATAATTAATTACTTGAATATTTCCTATTTTAAAGTTACTAAAATAATCATGTAATTCATTTATAACTAACATTGTCTCTAATAACTTAGCGTTTCCTACAGTATTGGATAATAGATTTTTTAATTTCTTATATTTAGCCTCAGATCCTAAATTTCCAAAGATATTATGAGATCCATTATTCCAATTAAGTTTTTTTGTTAAATTTATATCTGTCATAGATATAATATCTACTATGTTATTGGCTACATCTCTAAACGCATAAATCCCTATCTCCGCTAATTCTGGAAGGTCTAATACTTCATATCCTGGATTATCTATGTAATTACAAAATACTCTAGTTAGATATGTATTTGCTTTTTGTGGAAGGTATTTAAATTTATTTTTATCTTCTAAAGATTCAGAAGTCTTTTTTAAATAATCAAACTCTTTCCATAAAGTAAAATAGTAAGATTCACTTCTATCCTCCATTTTTTCTTGATACTCTCTAGCTTTTTCTAATAATTCTTCTTTAGTTGGAGCTTCTATTACGGGAATATCTTGTCCCTTTCTTTTAGATACATAATCATTAAAGAACCATACTTTTCTATAATTATCATATTTAGCCACCCTCTCTACAAATTCTTTCGGAGTTTCTTTAGATAATTTCCCAAAAGCGATTTCTGAGTATTTAGCCACATTTTTAGTAGCTTCTGTATTATAACTTACTTCTGATACATTTGCTCTAATATGTTCTTGTACTATCCTAGTTATGTATCCATTAGGATAGGATAATCTTTGCATAGATTTTCCCTCGGTAGTTTTGTTTATAGGTTCTTCAACTTTATAAGATGTAAATGTCTCATTAGTATAATTTATATCCGATATAATAATAGGAACTATATTCAAAGAAGCTAACTTTACTCCAATTCCATTATTAGCTAATAACGCTCTATATGCAGCTAATTGATAATCTATTGTTAATTGTTTAGAAGAATACCATGTTTCATATGGTTTATTTGAGATTTTAAAATCATAAATTTCTACATTTCCTCTTTCATCTATAGCTAATAAATCTAATCGTCCTATGATAGGATCAGATTCATCATCAGAAGTTTGTAGTGTTAATTCCGGGATAAATTTATACTTTTTTCCTTTACTAATTTTAGATTCTAAATTCTTAAATGTAAAATATAAATTTTCGATTGTATCATATGGAAGATCAACAATCTGAGATATTGTATTTAAATCCTGATTTTTGAAATATAACTCAGCTACTTTATGTACTTTATCTCCAATCTTTGCTAGATGTCCCCAATTTTCTATATCAAATTCTATCTGTCTCTTTGCGTCTTCTTCTGATAATCCTTCTTTAGTTAAAAGTTTTAACTGATTCTTTTTATATTCCTCTACTTTAAATTCTGGAATTACACGATCTCCATTAGAATTTAGCCAAGTAGTTATAGCTGTAGTTACTCCCAATCTCTTAGGGGTAACTACTTCATTTTCTTGTGTTGATTGATTAAATTTGGACTCTTGTACAGTAGAATTTAACGCTAAGAGTTTATTATATATAGAATCCTGAATAGTATTACTTTCATCAAATACCGCATCTCCATATTTATTATAATAGAGCATATTTCCATAATTCTTGGCTATGAAAGCATCTAAGTCTCGTTCAGAATTAAAGGAATGCTTAGATCCGTTTATTGTTAAAAAATATTTACATGCCATACTGTTAACATTTTTCTAGTAATTGTGTATTTGGATTTTTAGAATTTAATAAACTACTTTTTATATTAGTAATATTTCTGTTCTTAAATGCTTCTGATACATTTTCTGGATTAAATAAAGAGAATCTCTTATTTCCGGCAGAGAGTAATAAACTATTAAATTCTGTTATTATTTTTTCAATTGGCATCTTACTTAATTCCCTACTTAAAGTTTCTGATGTTTTTTCTGGAAGAGTATTTAAATCTAGAGATAACGTAGAATCTAATACTTTTAAATATTCCCCAAAGAAATCTGTAGAAGATAATAAATTATTTATATTAAACTCCTCGCTACTAAATACCCCACTTAAACTATCTGCTATAAATTCTACGAAAGCTTCTTCTTTAGCATCATTTAACGTTCTATTAGTAAGTATATTTCTAAATCTCTCATTAAATTCCGGGAGAGTAGCAACTTTATCTAGTAAAGAGGAATATAAAGAATAATTCTTACTTCTTAACGCTCCCATTATTAGATGCATTAATTCATGTAATGGAGAAGAGATATCAGCTCTATTAATATTTACATATATTTTCTCATTCCAAATAAACGCTCCTGCTCTAGAAAACGAATCAGCTAAAGTACTATTTAGATTTTCAGAATCAACTAATTCTTGAATTTTAGCATCATCTATTACGTTAATAATATTATTATATGTTGAATTAATATTTTCTATAACCCTATTTAGAATTTTCTTTTTATCAAATTTATCATAAGTATCAGTAAAGTATTCTACCTTTTTTATTTGAGGGATTTCATCTGTTATAGATAAATTCTCTAATTCTTTTTGTCTAGTTTTATTTATTGGATAATATAATTCTGAAATAAGATATTTTCCGGATTTAATATCGTTAAGATTTATATACCAAGAATTATTATATATCTCTCCATTTAATCCTACTATTTCAGACTCTAAATTGATTCCTTTATCAGTTATAGATTTAATTCTAAGATATTTAGTAAATTTATCATTATACTTAATCTTTACAACATCATCTACTTCTATGATATTAATAACTTGTTCCGGAGAACGTTGATATATTCTAGGATCATAATAAAATCCAGTTGAATCATTTACTTGAATTCCGGTTCTTATATTCTTCAGCCCGTAAATTTTAGTATCTTTTACATTATTAGCTTTTATATATTCAGAAGTGAGATCTATCAACTCTCCGTTTTTAATCATATCTAATATTGTTGGAGTTAATAGTGATACTCTACCATGAGGAAGAGTTTTCTTTTTTGAATCTTGATATCTTTCTTTAAATTCTCTTTCTGTAATATTTTTAGGAATTACATACACTGCCTCTTGTTCAATTGCCCAATCCCGGGATTTGTTCAGGAGGCTTTTCTTTTTCAAGATTTCTTCTAAAGAATAACCATAAGTGCTATGATTTAAATCATATAATCTACTTAAACGTTTTTTATTATATTCAGAAATCTCTTTATGTCCAATTATTCCTAATTCATAATTTGGATTTATAGCAAATCCGATATATTCTAATTGCTGTGGAGATACTATTTTCCTAAAAGATCTCCTTTTTAAATATCCAGATCTATAACTACCCGGAACAATAATAGTTCCTGTTATAGGGTCATAATTAGATACTACTCCAATAAATGTTATATCATTTTCTTTAAATCTAATGATATCTCCTCTTTGTAATTTAGCAGTTTCTTGTTCTGCGTTAGAAGAGTCTATATTTATAATGTGATATAAATCTTTTAAAGGAATATAGTTAGAATTAGGATCAAATACTATTTCATTATCGACTCTAGTAAAAGCTTTACTAGCATTCTCTTTTTTAGTATTTAAATCTTCTACTAATTCTAAATCGGAAGTATTATTATAATGTATAGCTGATAGTGATGGAATATTTATTCTCTGTCCTTTAGAATTTTCTGATAATGGAAATTCTGTTTTTAAATCTACAAATCCTATTTTTGGAGCAGAGTCATTTGTTGTTCTATTTAAAAAGTATATTCTATCCCCACTTATCCCAACTACTATATGTTTACTAATAACAGGCGATCCATCAGTTCTTTTTAAATCCCATTCAATAGAAACAGAGTCACCAATACGTAAAGATCTAACTTTATCTCTTCTATATTTAATAACAGATTCCCTATCTAAATTATCAGAGAAGTCTCCTTCTAATTTCCGATAGGGTTGTTGGTCAGATTTTAGAATATTTAAATTGAACCAGATAGATTGATATTTACTTTTATCTTTAGTATTTAAAGAATAAGTATCATAATCATTAATAAACTGATTGTATATATTATCTAAATCCGGATGATTTTCTTTAGTAAATATCACTGTTTCTATATTTCGAAAGGGAATTTTTTTAGTAAAGTATTTACCATCTTTATTCTTTAAAGCTACTTCTACTATTGTACCTATAGTTCTAACTACAGGAGCATAATATGTAAAAGAATCCCATTCACTATTCTCATCCTCTTTATTCCAAGATCTTAATTTAATTATATCATTTTGACGTAATTCTTGGGTTATAGTAGCATTAGTTCCGTTAGAAACATCTAATTTAAATCCTGATTTCCCTACTGTGTAATACTTGAATGAGAGTCCTTTTCTGTCGAATCCTATAGATTTAATCAGTGGTTGATTATTATAATCTTCTGATTCAATATTTCTTTCATAAGTATCTCTTACATTCTTTATTAAATCTTCCGGAAGATTTGGATCTTTCAATGCTCCATATAACTTTCTAAATACAATTTGTTTGTTTTTTTCTAGAGATAATTTAATTAAATCAGTATAAGATATAGTAAAATGTCCTACATTAGATCCGTATTTATTAACTAATGTAATAAATGTTTCTCCATTTCTATTCTTCCAAACAGATTGAATTGGATGATATTTAGCATAAGAGAAATAATCATCATCAAATTTACCATATATTATATTCTTATCTTTACTAAAATTTGGAATTAGTAATAAGTCTCCAGGAACTAAGGAATATAATTGAGCTTCTGTAGTTACTTTAACAGGTTCTGAATAGTTTAAGTTATATAAATCCTTCTTAGGATTACCTTCCGAATCTAATACAGTCGATTCATAATTCTTCCAGATTATTTCTGATATTTGTTGATAAGATATATTTTTAGATTTCGGGATTTCGAGTTCTATATAATAAGAATCATTTTTACCAACAAAAGGAGGTTCTTCATATTCTTCTTTCGTATTAGATATGATTTCTAAGTTCTGATTTAATTCTTGGATAAAAGGATTAACATCCATAGAAAATAATCTCCCAATAAATTCATTAAATAAATCAGAATTACTTATATTTAAAACATCTCTATATTTAGGTTCTGATACTAAATATGCAATAAATTCATTTAAATCATAACTAGATCCTTTAGATACTTTACTAACAAATTCTTTTATATAAGGATCCTTATCCTGATTCTGTTTAGCAGTGGTATATATATTATAAGCTATTTCATTTATTCTCTCAAAATTAGGATCAGATTTATTTATCTTAGAATAATATAAATGAAGTAGTTCGTGATATAAATCTCTAAGACTAGCTTCATTAAATGTTCCATTAGTTTTTAAGATAATAAATTCATTATTTAATAAAGTCCCTCTAACATCTACATTTCCATCGATATTTAATGATTCTATATCTCCATCTAATAATAATATATTCGGTTGAGATGGATTAATAGCATTCATATCTACTAATTTATTAATTAATAGAAGAAAATCTTCCTGTAAAGATTTATTAGGTACATAAGAAACTAAAGACCTAATATCATTTATAGTAGCATTTCCGATTAAAGGTTCTCCATTAGAATATACTACTTTAGTAGATAAAAGATTTAAATCCGAAAGAGTACTTAATAATGTATTTAAAGAATCTATATCTAATCCAGAAATAGCCTCACTTAAACTAACTGCATTAACTTCATCATATGAATTTAAGTTGGTAGGAATAATCCCACCAACCTTTTCTTCTCCATCTACGATATATTGTATTTCTATGTTACATCCCATATTTAACAATTTATAATAAGTTTTATTTTATTAAGTCTCATTAGATCATTTAGAAGTTCAACTGTCTTAATAGCTTTTTCAAATTTATTAATAGTTTCTTTTAATTTATAATTGTAATTACTTCTTATTAGATAATACCTCTCATCTCCTAAAAGCTCTACATCCTTATAGCTCTTATTCTTATTATTATTTCCTAATCTTTCTTGTAATTGATATTTACCTAAGTTCTCATTGTATATTTTTACATATTTATTATTTGAAACAAGAGCTTCGAAACTATCTTTAATTGGAGCCATCCTAAGAAGAATATCATCTATATTAACATCATCCATTGTTACTTTATCACTTTTTGAATCATAAACTACTCCCGGAGTTATAGTATTTAAATCTAGTCCTCCAATATATTTAAAATAATCTACAATTAAACTCCCTGGATTAAATACTGATCCCTGTAATACTTTTAATATACTATCCTGTCCTTTTCTTCCTTTATGGGTAATTAGGTTATATATAAAAAATAGATCAGATAATTTAATACCTCTAAATTCAACATTTTCAATTTCTCCAAATGCTGAAACTTGTTTATCAAATTCTGGATTATTTACAGTAGTAACCATATTTATAGATGGTCTGTAATATATATAATTAGATCCATCTAATTTAGAAGTATTATCAGTTATAATTAATCCATTTAAAAATGCGTTATTAACTAACTGAGATCCAAAAGTCATTACTCCTTTAGAATTAATTGTATATCCACTCTTTAACATTGGAATTACATAAGATTCCATATATAATTTAAAGGATGCTAAACCATCATCATTAGATAAAGAATAAGATGTCTGCTCGGTAGCAGTAAGCATTTCCCCATTTAAGAAATAATTTTGGCCTTTAGGAACTGAAATAGATAAATTTTTATTTTTCAAATACTTCCTAATTATCAATTCATCTATATAATCTCTAATGATATTTAGTTGAGATTCAGATAGTTTATTAGGCATAGTAATTTTACCAATCCTCCTTCTCATTATTACGTTTTCTAAATTATCTATAATAGAGTTTGATAATGCATATTTAACACTTCCTAATTTAGAATTTTGTTCATTTATATAATAAGCATTAATAAATGCTTTATAATGCGGAAGAGAATCTATTAAATCAAATACATTTATTACAGACTTTATTAAATTATAGAATTTAATAACAGATTCAGCATAATCAGGTTGTTCTAAAAATTTAGTTAAATCAAATTTCATACTAGAAAAAGTTCCATTTGAAGACATTTTATCTAGAGCATCTCCAACTATAGAAGATAATTCTTGATCTGTATATATATTCCCAATATTAGGATTATATTCTTTTAATGCCCCAATAAAATAATCAGCTGTATCTCCGGTTAATTGAAGTTTATCTAATCCATTCTGAATTAATGTATTAAAGGACTTGCTGAAATTATATCTATCATATTGTTTAGTCTTTATACCTCCATTAATTCCTAAAATTTGACCTAACGTAGCTATTTCTTTTGCTCCAGTGTAAGCTTTTACAAAGGTAGTAAAATTTGTTTTAGATTTTACTGATGAATTAAACAAATCTTTTAAATCTTTAAATTTCCTCACTTGTTTAAAATATCTAATTAATCCCTGCACTACTTCCTCAGAAGATCTAACTAATGCTAATTCATCCCACTCTGACATAGAATCTAAGAATGTTAAAGCATACTCTTCATCAAGAAATCTTTCATTAACAAAATTATATTTAGTAGTTTCAAGATCATTTATAATTTCGTTTATATCATTTGATGTTAGTTCGTTAAGTTTAAATGCGGAGATTATCTTAGAATTATATAATGTATTTAAATATAATGAAACAGATTTTACATATCCTTTTCCAATAAAATTTGTAAGTGATGGTCCTTTTTCTATATTTCTTAATGTGGAATCTATAGTAGCGTATTGATCATACATTCTATTAACTGTAGCTGCTTGAACTATAGCATTAACCTCTGAACTAGTCATAAGATCTGAGATATTATCAAATGATAAGCCTTGGATTAATAAATATACATATACTCCAGCCAGGTCAGGACCAGCGTTAATCTTTGATAAGATCAATTCTTTAGCATTCAATTATGTTACTGTTATATCGTTTCCATATAACATCTCTATATTTCTATAGAAGTTCTGACTATATCTTAGCCAATAAGGCTCTCCCCATTTCGGAATTACTAATTCCTACGATACTCGATTCTATTTGTTTAAATAGTCTTTCTCTAGTCGATGCTCTTTTATCCTATTAGGATACTTAGATCAGGATTATCCAATCTTTATACTTGTTACTATACCTGAGTAATTAGTTCAGCCATTTAAATATTACTATTTAAACTTAGTATATAAAGCTCTAAGGATGTTCCCTGAGTTAAAGGAGTTTTTTACAACAAACCATGCTTAGCAGTCTTGTTATTATTCCTAATAACTCTCAATAAATATTTTGACTGCAACGAAAATCAGTTGCCGCTGAAATTAAACTTGAGATAACGAGAGATTTGTCTTCTTGAAATCTATTTTGTGTAAGATCTATTGCATCATTCACACTAATACTTTTATCTCTAGCCCCATTTAAAAGATCATATACAAACTCAATATCATCAAGATTAATGTTAGCCAAACTATTTGTGAATAATTTAACGAGTTCCCCATCACTCTTCCCTTCATTTCCAGGAATATTTTTATAAATCTCAAAAACATTATTAAAATATAAATTTGATTTTAATAAATCTTCTACAGTTAATCCTTTTTCAGCTAATTTTCTTATCTCCTGATTAAAGTACTGAGTTGCAGCTAAAAATACTTTTTGTCCTACAGCACTTATACCAATAACTTCTTTTCCGGCCATATTCTCGAAGAATAAGTTCCATTTAACAGACGGGCAAAAGTCAGTAACTGTTTTTGCATAAGCTCCAGCTTCTGATTTAGCAGCAGCAGCTTGTGGATCTCCCATACTAATAGGTGATTCAGCAGCTACAAGATTTTTAAAGTTATCGGAGATTTGATATATTTTATTATATACGAAATTCTTTGTAGCGGATAAAAGTTTATTTGGACTTATTTCTTTAAGATGTCTAGATATATCAATATCTAAATTCTCTATCATATTTGATATAAGTATTCTGGCACTTTCTATATCCTCATTCCTTGATTTATCATCTGAATTTTCTTTTATATAATTTAGATCATTAACTAAATCAGGATTATAATATAATTGTATATTAGTTTGTTTGAATCTATCTACCTTATTTAAAACATCTACAGCTAATTTTAATCTAGTATTATCCCCATCATATTCTCCGTTTAAGATAGATAAGATTTCAGGAGTTATATCTATATAAGGTATTTCCGGATTTATTTCAGAAGTTATTGTATATTTTAAATCTGAATTTGGAAATGGTAATTGTTTTGAGAGTTCAAATGATTCATTATCTCTATAATTAAATAATGATGACCATGCTTCATAAATTCCATTTTTATTTATTAAAGGCATTGTCATGTAGACTTTATCAATGTCATAATCCATTTTCTTACTTTCTAGTCGTTTCCACTAGAAATCTCTATATTTCTATAGAAGTTGAGACTATCTCTTCACTGTAATTAGTGTTGCGCACTTCGATTTCACTTGAAACCTACGCTTAGGAAACCTAAGACTTACTAGTCGTTGAGCCTCTCTCCATATAGGAGAGTTGGTTGCGGATTATCCAATATTTAAACTTTTTACTGTCTCAAAGTGATTAGCTTTGCCCTATATTATATTACTATATATAGTTAGTATTTAAATCTCTAAGAAACTTCCCGCAGTTCACGCAATTTTTTGGGTAGCAATTTATGACATTTGTAATTTATACTCCATAGACGGAATAATATATGGAGAAATAAGATCTTTAAATATATTTCTACTTTCTGCTTTAATATATAAAGAATAATAACATTCTTTAGTTCCAGGAATTAGTTTTGAACTATTCTCTTTAGTATATCCTTTATATCTATGAATAGATGTTTTTATATTATATGTATTCAACAACCATTCTTGCAATAGTTCATTTTCTTCTAGTGAGAATCCCATAGTATACAAACTTCCAGAGTTACATCCATCATCCATAAACCAGTACGCTAATCCTCTTGGAGTAATATGTGATAACCATTCCTTCGTTACCGTTTTAATCTTGTTAATATATATAATATTATAAATTTCAGTAATTTGAGGATGAGTTAAAGTTTTTGCTTGATAATATGGAAGATATTTTTTTAATCTTTTATCATATCTAGGTTCTTTGTGAATATTATTGCTTAATATAGTTTCTAACATTTTACATTTATGATCAAAATAGTCTTCTTGTTCTCCTCCTTGATGAATAACTATTCTAGCATTTTTTACAGGAAGTTCTATATATAAATCCCCTAATGAAGATCCATAAATCAAATCTAATTGAGATTTAGTAAGAATTGGATTATTATAATCTAATGATGCTTTTTTAGAAGAATTTGAACTTAATCCTAAATCTTTAACATATTTTCTTACTGTTTCTTTAGATATATTTAAAATACAAGAAATTTCAAAATTAGTTTTCCCAGATAAAACTAATTCTTTTATATTTTCTATAATAGAAGATCCTTTTAGTTCTAAATTATTAGTAGAAACATATAAATATTTTGCAACCATTCCTCTACTAAATCCTGTTTCCTTACTAATTTGAGTATTATTTAATCCTTTTTCTTTTAACTTTAAAACTAATTCCTTATTTACTTCTGTTTTTAACTCTTTAAAATTAAGCTGTAGTTCAGATAACTTTTTTGATAATTCTTTTACACTTAAATTAAAAAATGAAGCAATTTCTTCTTGAGATTTTCTTTGTTTTAGTAATTCCGTTATTGAATCTTTGTTTATATTCATAAATATTTTATTTAAATTTAACATAAAACAAAGATAATAATTTATTACATAATTACCAAAAATTTGGTTACTAAAATTTATTTACTACCCTGTAACCAAATCTGATACAAACTAACATAAGCTTCATTACTTTCTGCATCAGAGAATCCTACTACATCCATTGTCATAATAGACTGAAATGCTTGTGCAGGAATACGATTCGCTGTTATTTTTAAACTCTCAATAAATGATCTATATATCTTCTTAGAATCTCTTTCGATTCTTCTATTTATATAATTATCATATTCATCTTTTATCTCTTCTATACTACTATTATTTATAGCTAATTCTTCTCCTAATCTCGAATCTGTCATATTTATATAATCTCTTAACTCTTTAATATTATCAGAATTAAAATTATACCATATTCCTATATAATCGTCAGAAGAATTAAATACATTAACTAAATTCCCTAAATTAGAAAGATCTACAACAATTACTTCTTGAACTATTCCATTACTAGTATCCTGATAAAAATGAAGTCCAGATGTTTTATATACAGCTTCTCCATTTTCATTTAATCTCCATTCTTCTCCATCTATAACTTCTGTTAATATCTCCATTGGAGTTAGTGAAGATATATAATTTTCAGAGCCAGGCTTATTTATAATAATTCTAGTATTATCTAAACTATTCTTTAAAAATTCTATATCATTTGGAAGGGGATCTGATTTAGCTTTATTATACGTTCTTAATAGTTTCTGTCTAAAATACTCTCCATCACTATTAATAATATTCGCAATATTATCTCCAGTTCGTAATCCGAATATAGATTGATATACCTTAGATATTACAGCCTGTGCTCTTTTTATATTTAAATCATGTATTCTTACTCCTTGAAGTCCTTCGCCAAATTCTATTATATCATTGTTATCTATAATCATTTGATATTCAGGCATTCTCGGATCTAATAACATAATATTTTCATCCAATAATCCAATATATCTATTAACAAAATGTTGAAGTGCTAGAATTTCCTCTTTAGATGCTTTAGACTCTCTTAATCTAAACATATCTTCGATTATCGGATGGTCATAAATATTATATTTCTTATTTATCCCATCAATACTCCAAGTAGCTCTAAAAGGTTGAAGTTCTTTTCTGATTCCTTTTAGATTAGTTACTGTAGTATTTAAATTCCTATAATATTTAAATTTATCATAAGTATTTATATCTACCTGTTCTCCAGTAGTAGGATCTAATACAATATCACCAAATTCTATTAAATCCGTAGATATTTCCTGTGTTAAATTTCCTGTTTCTAAATATCTATCTAAACCAGATCTAAGAATATTTCCATTTTCATCAGTAAGAGAATAATAACCGGCTTCATTAGCTATATGTATTAAATCTTCCTGAGAATAATATCCTCTTAAAACATTTCCATTAGAATCGAATAAATTCTCAGATCCATCAAAATAATAATGTTTTATAGATCCATAAGAAGGAATCATTACAGCTCCCATACCAGAGAAAGTTCTTTTAATACTATCAGAGTTCATTTTAGATGCTAACATAGTTATAAAAGAACTATTTATACTTCCGGAACTAAACGGAATTTTAAATCTTAAATCTCTAGCATTAAATAATTCATTATTTAAATTCTCCTCAAACTCTCTTGCAGCTTCTTCCAAATAACCAGTAATTACTCCATCTCCAGAGCTTCCTTCGAAGGCTTTAATAGTTGCTTTAGCTAGAAGTTTATATAATAATGTTTTATTAGCTTCTCCTAATTCTGTAAGAGTTTCTAAGTTATTAGCTTGATTATGTGCTTCAAAATACTTCTTTAAAGTAGTATTTACTACAGAACCTAAAGCTCTATAAGCCGCATCAGCTAAATCTGATGTATATCCATTAGCTGCTAAAGTACTAATAATCTGAGTAGATTCAGTAACAGTAGATAAATCAGCATGGTGATCTGCATCCATTTGAATACCCATGAATTGTGTACCAACTCTACCATAGGATAAAGGAGTATCATCGTATCTAGCATTGGCTGGATTTGTATTAAACGCTCCAACTTTTACTGATGTTCCATTTGCTAGGTAATGTATATCAGAGTATTTAAGAGGTTGATATATATAATTCTGATCTAGTATTACTCTTAATTTTCTTTGTTCGTCTAATATATAACTAGAATCTTCTGGAATATTGTTAAATGTAAATGGAAGATCTTGTTTAGATATAATTGTATTTAATAAATCTAAATCGCCATTAACCATATTTAATAGATCCCTCTTAGTTATATAATATCCGGTTTTATTCATAAACTGTACTGTAGCATTTACAGAAGCCTCTCCTTTATCTCCGGAATTACTTAAATAAGGATCTAAAGGATTAGAATTATCTAATGAATAAGAATACTCTCCACCTAGAGCTTTCCATAATTTATAATTACTATCTATTACTACAGTTCTTGTTACATTTCTACTATTCTGAGTATCTCCCCCGTTATTATTAACTCTTCGTTCTATAATATTATAAGTATTATTTCCTAGAGATTCTAAATCAATTATTCTATAATATTCTCCATTATTCGCATTATAATAATATAAATCCTCGGATATAATATCTCTAAGATGACGTTTATTACCATTAAAATCTTGCATTAAATTAATAATAGGAACATCCCATTTTCTATCAGTCATTTTTTGCAACAATTTAACTTTCTCCGGAGATTTTCTCATTCGATAATTAGTTATAGAGAATATAGCACATTTCATTAATAACCCATTACCAAATTCAGGATCTACATTATATCCAAAATTCTTTCTATTATATCCAGCACTAGAGCTAAACATTGAATTGTTCTCTAACACATTTTGAAATGGATTACATTCCATAGAGCCATCTAATACCTTTACATTATCAGTCTCCCCAGAAGGATTAAATACAGGAGCTTCTATATCTTTGATAATTGCTACATTTATAGTTGGAGTTGTTCCTTCTAATGCTTTTTGATAATAGTTGTGTATAGTAGCCTGCATAGCAACCATACGTTTATATTGAGCTAATAATCTATTAGCATGATCCCGGATAAAATATTCCGGATTTATAGATCCATCGGAATTTAAATAATACACGCCTCTTAATTTAGATGGATGCGCATAAGGTTCTCCAACACTTACTTGAAGGAATTGGTTAGATAAGAACCCATCTAAAAAGAAATATTTTTCTAATATAGGATTCAATTTCCCATCTTTTTCTAATATCATCATTCCATCCCTACCAATCCAATTTTTTAGAGAAGGAATATCTTTTAAGAATTTAAATACTTTAGTATCTACTTCAATACCTTTAGATTTTAAATCTTTTTTAAATATTTCTTTTGATCTATTTATAAAATCCTTGTAATAAGAATCGTCTATAGTAGATACTTGATAGATATTAGCCATATTCTCTATAAATGGATTTAATCTAAATACGCTATTACCTTTAGACATTTCCACTTTAGAATAATGAACTTCTTCTATAAATTTAAAATTAGGATCTTCTAAACTTAATTCTCTAGCTATTTGAGAGACTTCCTTCCATCTAGTAGATAAGAGATTATTTATTGCGATGATATTATTATTTATAATCTCAGCTTTTTCTTTCTTATTTTTAATTTTAGGTATAGAATCTAATAAAGAAACACCTAATCTTTCACCTATTCTATAATAAGATTTAAATAAATTTGATAATAGATTAGTATAATAAATCTGTTGACTATTAAAATTCTCTATTTCGATCTGAGTAGCAGATGCAGATTTAATATTCTTCCCATCAAATTTAATATCCTTAGATATTTTAATAAGAGATTGATTAGATTTATCTGCGTATACAGTTGGAAGAAATTCTATATAATTAATTTGATCATTCATTAGATTTTTGAAATAATCTAATATTATAGATGATACTCCGTACTCAGAAACATTGAATTTATTCTTTTGTACTGTTGTTCCATTTGGAGATATAAATTCTGTTTTTAATCCAATTCCTTTTAAATATTCTGGATTATTATAGAATATATTAGATTCGAATATATTAGATATATTAGAATGCTTTCTAACATTATTCTGATAATCTTTAGTAGTATATATAAACTCGTGTATGTTTTTAACTAAATTCATCAATCCTATAGATGGCACATTGTCTCCATCAGAGTTTTTATATGTACTTGGACTAGCTTCTCTATTTAATAAATTTATGGAACTAACTGCGGCTTTAAATACACTTGATCTATCTCCTTTAGAATTTAAATTAACCTTTAATCTTGGTCTAGTTTTACTTGATGTAAAGAATTTATTAAAAGTAATATCCTTCATTGTTTTAAATTCTGGAAAGGATTTTTTTACTTTAGATTTAAATTCTCCTGGAGTAAGATTAACTTTATTAGAATCATATTCTTTATATATAGAATCTAGAGTATCAATTGTTTTAAGTGTTCTATATAATAATCCCAAAAGATCTCCTTTTAGATTAGATTCGGCTTCTGTTCTATATTGTGATTTTAATATAGAATATAATTGCCCAGAACTATTTATAAATGGAAGATCTGTAGATAATTGTAACAATTCTAACAACCTAAATCCATTCATAATAGATTCTGATAAAGTTTTACCATTTATAATCGCACTAACTTGTTCTGGATTTGGGATTGTAATACTATCTAATAATTCTTTATTTAAATCTTTTCCAGTTATAGCATCTTCGTTAGCAATATTTAAATGATCATTAATAAATAATGTTCTAGATCCAATGGTGATAGAAATAGAATCATCTAAGACCTTAACTCTAAATTTATTTCGTAATACATTTAAAATAGTATTATCATAATCACCATTTCTAGCTATAGAATCAACATATTCAGTTAAATTTCTTTCCTGTCTAAATAAAGAGGATTCATAAGTTAGATTTGAGAATGTATTTACTTCATACTCTCTACTTTCTGAATTATATTCATATGATATATATTCTGATCCATCCTGTTTATTCATATAAGCTAAGACATCCAAGAAATAGTTAAAACTTAAATCTCCTTGGTTATCTTTAATTATATTATATAAAGATTTAGCTTCTGGAGTAGAGTCAAAGATGTATTTATATATAGACAATAATGCCTTTTTAGTATCTAAATTAAAGTCTAAATTCTTCTTAAATTTATTTATTTTTGATGGATCAGTTTTTCCATCTGTAACAAATAAAGAATTAAAAAATTCTATATAAGCTACTGTAGGATTCAATTTACCTAATTTTAATGAATTATATTTATTAGAAGATTTAATAACAGGATCTCCGATTCTAGATATAGCATTGTTAAATTCATTAACTGTCATATAAGATATCTCATCCCATTTCCCATCAGAATCTAATAAAGGAATATTTTGTATAATAGCTTTAGTTAAACTAGTAGTCTCTCTATTTATATCGGAATCTTCATTAACTCTAAAATGTTGTCTTAATGCATTTTTAGTGAACGGAAGATATTTAATTTCATTTCTATTAGTAGATTTAATTCCTAATTTAAATGGATCTATTGAAATTAATCCGTCTGTTAATAATACTATTAAATTATCAAAATTCTCTAAAGTTACTAAAGCGTTATATGCATTTAGATAATCTTGATTAGATTTAGATAAAGGAGTGTATAGAACATTATTAATCGAATTTAATTTTGATGTAGGATTATGTTGATCATAATATTCATTTAATCTAGATATAATAGTAGTAAATTCTGTAATATTAAAAGATCCATCCTGATTATATAAAGGAATAATATCTTTTTCTCCTAAAAATTTTGTTATATGATTAAATAATATTTGTTTATATTCTGCAATATTATTATTTAATTCTGAATAAGTTTGAACAATTTTTCCAGAATCTAGATTTAGAAAGGAATTTTTAAATATCTCTCTTTTAAATGTAGAAACAAATCTATTATATAAACTATTATTATTTTGAAATTTAGTAATTAAATCTCTATTAGTCTTTATTTCTTCATTATAGGTAACGTTTTTTCTACTTCTATTTAATTGTTCTACATATTCCTTCGTAGCTAAATCTCTATCCTCCTCCGTCACAGATTCATCTTCTTCTATAGTCTTTACTTCATTCTCTAATGTAGTTACTAGAGGATCTGGATTTTTATATTCTTCCGGAGGTAAAGTTTTTTCTATATTCTTAGTTAAAATTTTATCTAAGGAATTATTAAGTATTGTATTTAATTCCGTATTATAAGAAAATAATCTTATATATTCCTTTATTGCATCTACTAAATTTTCATCAGAATCAATGATAAAATCTTTTTGCAGAGAATTTTTAATATTCTGAAATTGTTGATCTGAAATAGTATCTCCCTGAAAATTAATCCAGGGAGATAGGTTTATTAAAAATTCTGGGCTTCTAGTGTTTGAATCAAAAAATTTACAAGCCATATTTAACAAATATTATATTTACTTCTTATCTTATTTATATCAGATAGTATTGTTTGTATATTCATATTAGATAAAATTAAATTTACTGTATCGGGGATGATTTCAGATTTAGTTACATAGTTTATTAATAAATTATTATTATCATAAGTCAATAATACTTTTGTTATATTTTTTAACATTTCTAAATCTTTAGGATCTGATACCACATCAAACATTTTCCCGAATGTCTGTGACAAAGATATATTATTTTCCTCAGAAATACTATCGTTTTGTTCTATATTTTCTATAGGTCTTGAATATATCTTTAATTCATTATTTTTATATTCTATATAATCTACTTCTGATATTTCGTCTACTTTTACAGGCTGAGTTTTTAATATAGTATTTACTACATCTATAGTGGAATTTATATTACTCTCCACATCTCTATCCATCGAACCTGTTATAGTTGCTAAGGAGATATTATTAACAAGTAGATAATTTAAATCTATATTAGAAGTTGATAATTTATCTTTTATATTATTATATAATTCTGCTCTATAAACTTCTTTACTCTTTTGTTTTTCAACATCTTTATTAGATACCTCTCTATTATTATTCTCTACTCTTGCGATTCCGAAATCATTTGGAGAGGCTAAATCCCTAGATGGTTGAAATACAAATTGTGGAGTTTGAATATCTCTATCTATATAATATTGTCCTTCTGGATTTCTTGCTTCATAAAAATATTCCCCTCCAGTATAATCAGTTTTCTTATCCGTTAATTCATAAACAGGGAATGGGAAGATTCCGTTTTTAAATAAAGGATTATAATTAGGAGCTTCTACAGAACTAATGCTTCCGTCAGGTTGTTTATAATTTCTTCTTCCTAACATAGCAAATTCCATAAAATCAATTATATCTAAATCGGTAATTCCATCTTCTTTGTTCCAGTCTTGGAATATTCCCCCATTTTCCTCATTTATAATCGGAGAAGATACTAATAATTCGGGATGGAGTCTTTGATTTATTTTAAATTCTATAATCTTATTTATGAATTTAAGTACATCATTCCCATTAATAGAAGAGGAATAATTCTCCATTTTCTTAATCTCTTCTGGAGTAGTTTCCATATGTAATCTCTCCATTATCCTCAGAACATGAGGTAGTCCAAATTTAACTTTGGCACTAGGAAGATCAAATGGGTTTTCCGCGTTTCCTTCTTTAGTTGAAAGTGAGGATAGAGAATTAAATAATTTCTCAGCGATTTTGATATGTTTAGAGTCTGGCTTCCCGTTAGCTTTTAAATAATTATAATAATTATATATAGATAACAATGTATCAAATCCTATAAAATCTCCAAAGTAAGATTTATAAAATTTACCATTATATTTAGCTACTCCAGAATTCTTTTTATATGAATTTATAAATTCTCTATATTTAGATATAAAGGATTGGAATGTTTGTCCTTCCGGATTTAAAATGATCATTCTAATTTTATCTCTTCTATCTAGATCATTATCATATTTTCCATTCATTTGGTCTATGTAATAATCTCCATACTGATCTTCTGAGATAATATTATCATCCTCATCAAATATATATTTACTATGTGTAGCAAATACTACTGCTTTGCCTTTGATATTATTCTTATTTATTTCAGCATTTAATCTCTCAGATTTAGATTTTAATATAGGTTCTAATCTAGATTTTTGAGTAGTATCTGCTTTATTATATTCCTCTAAAGTTTCATAATAATCATTATATAGAGTATTTAATCTCTCGTTACGTTGAATTAATAACTCATTCCGATTAGATTTACCGTATCTAGTATTAGTTACTATATAAGGTTTGGAGAAGTAAATTCCTCTAAATTCAGATTCTTTAGATTCAAATGGAACATGTGCAAATTTTTTCTTATCTGATCCTTTATATATAATACTATTAGTAATTCGTTCTAATTCGAAATCATCTCTAAGCTGGAAATATTTATTAGATTTTCCACTTTCATCCAAAATGAAACTATTCATTATTTGTCCATAGAATTTTTGATATTCTACAAACCATGCTTTAGAAGCTCTTTGTTCTGGAGTATCAGAATCTTTAATTCTAAAAGATTCATTATTAATATTTGGTAATTCTACTATATAAAGCTCTACAGTATTCTCTTCTGTAGAAGAATTTAATATAGGAATTTCATATATAATTCTAATAACAGAATCTTCTTTTCCTATAGATTTATTAAAATATTTAGTTGCTTTTAATACAAACTTCCCGTTAGATAAATCTAATGTTCCAGTATTTCCAGATATGTCATTATATAAATTAGATAAATCTTGTTCAATATTATAATCTTTAAATAATTTATTTCTTCTGGATTTTGTGTAATTATATAATATACTCTTTACTTCTAATATCTTTTCATCAACTCTTTCGAATTGTGTAGGATTTAAACCATCAATTTCTCCATTAAAGAATGCTCTATGTTCACTATTTGAATCTAATCTTAGCATTATAGCGGAATCTTTAATGCTATAAGTAGTTATATCACCATTAATTTCTGCTTTAGGTTTAATTCTTGTTCTATAAGAATAACATATAAAACTATCAGGAGAATGTTTCTCTGTTTTAGATTCTATTCTTTCTAATTGTTGAATTTCTCTATTAGCTTCTGGAGAATCACTAAATGCAGCATCTAAAACTTTTCCTAATTCTACATTAGGTTGGGGTGTTGAGACTGATGTAGTAGAAGATTCTTTCTTTTGAGGTTCTATAGTTTTATTCTCTAACGAAGCATTAAGAGCTTTCAATCTTAATTCTGAGAAAGATTTAGCAGCTTCATTATTTAATATAGAGGATTGTGTATAACTAATTCTTTCAGATCCTTTAGTAAGTTTAGTAGTTAACCCATTATTTATAATAATAGTACCTTCTTTAGATCTAGTTATAGCAGTATATAAATCTCTAGTAGCTTTTTCTACAAATTCTCCATGAGATCCGAAATTAAATTTCTTATCTACTATAAAGTATTTAGCTTCTGAACCTTGTACTTCTTCAAGTTTAAATTTCCTTATTTTTCCAGGATTCTTTTTTATATAAGTATCTATTAGCTTATATGTATCAGAATTTACATCATCATATATAAATCCTATCGGCTCTTCTGAGTCATGAACTAATTTATCTAAATCAAAAGTAGAAATAGATCCAACAATTTTATCTCCAGAGAGTTTTACGTCGTCTTCATAATATTTTAGACTAGGTACGTTCTCATAGTTAGATAACGCTATTTTTATTCCCTCTTCTAAATTAAATTCTCCTGTAGTATAGTAATTATCTACATTTCTAACTCTATCAGTTAATACTCTTAAAGAATCTAAGTTATCTTTTTTATGGATATTAGTAATTCTTAAAGATGTAGCTAAAGTAGGTGTGTATATTAAATTAGTATCTACATCTATCCCTAAATACGCTCCATCACTTCCAGCATAACCAGATTGTAATAAATCACCAGAAGTAATTAATATCTTATCATTTTGTTGAGCCCATGAAGATAATAATTCTAATTCAAATTTAGATAATTGTGTAACTTCATCGATAAATATCAATCTTTGATCTTGAAATATCCCAGATTTAAAATTAGAAGGAGTTAGATATTTAGGATTTATTCTAACAACTAATTCCTTGTCTTGAGTTTCTAGTATATCTATAACCCTCTCATTCTCCGGAATAGTTTTAGATTGAGGATCATTAAACTGTTTCTTGGCCTTTTCTATTATTTCTGGAGATACTAAAATAGAATTTAATAACATATCAGCGGTAATTGCTGTTAGTTTTTTATTCTTAATAGTATCATTTATAGTGTTCAATCCTTCCGTTTCAGAATAAGATTTTCCAGTAATCGAATTTAATAGATTAACTGTTTGTTGCATCTTAGGTCCAGATATAACAGCACCTTGTTCTCCTAATAATTTATTAGCTAATTTAAATACTAAAGAATCAACACCAGTAGTCTTACCTACTCCTGGTGCTCCATTTATAAATACTGTATTTTGTAGTCTAGATATATAATTCTTATATTTATCTCTAAGTGCTGGATTTGTAATACTATTCTCAAACTCCTTAGTTAACTCGGTAGAGTTGTTCATGAAGTTTATATCTATAATACAAGCTAACGCAATCCTTGCAGCATATTCTTGAGAAAATATAGGAATTATAAGTTGTTTATCTGATCCCAAGGATTCATTCACTATATCTCTTAATGCATTATTAAATGTAGATGCTTTTGTGGTTAATATAGTATGATAATAGATAAATAAATCGGAGGGAGACATCTCAGTTATTTCAGAATTTAAAGAAGCTGGATTATTATAAGCTTCTTTCATTAATTTAGAATAATCATAATTCTGAAATAATTTAGATATTAAATGTTCTTTAGATACTGTATTATTCTTAGATAATTTAGTAGCATTATCATAAATTCTATCTTCTACTTCTAAAATAAGTTTCTCCAATGAAATATATTCTTCATCAGTTAAATCCGAATTATTTAAACTATCTAAATTATAATTAGATAATATATCATCCACTCCTTCAAATAATTCGGGAGCTTTATTTCTAAATAATTTATCCTGATAATTCTTTATGAGAGCTTGTCTAGTTTTTATAGCTGTAAGCTTATGCTCTTTAAGTTTATTACCTTTATTTTGTTCAGATAATTTTTTATAGAATCCCAATTTATTCTTTATCCTCTCTAATTCTTGTATAACTTCAAATGCGGAATTAGATTCTATTTCTGGAAGCTTTTCTGATACTCCTAATTTTTCTCTTACATAATTTAAAGTAGAATTAAATCCATATCCTCCATTTTCAATAGTAGAAGATTGCATCGAAGATACTACTGATTGCAATGCGTTAATCACATTTATTGCAGTATCAAGTTGTTCTAATTTAACCTTTCCTTGCAAAACATAATCAGAAAGTGTATTAGTAGATTTTAATAAATCACTTTCATTTGATAATAATTCAAAGATATTAATATTCCCAGCAGATTCATCTACATTTAAATATATCTCAGATAATAAAGTATTTAAAGGATTCTCTACTAACTGAGAAGGATCTATTGAAGCTTCTGATAAAATATTTATTTCTGATAAAGATGATTTTGTTTTAGATTTATTTGAATCATTTATACTTTCTATAATGATCCTTTTCTCTACATCATTTAAATTAGAATTTTTTAATAGGCTTGCTATTTCAAACCAATCTTTTACATTTTTTAACTCTTCTGATATTTGTATTACCTCTTCTAAATTATTAACTCCAATTTCTTCAAATCCTTCTTTTAAAGCAGCTTGAAAATCCGGAGATTGGGATTTTATATTTTGTAAATCATAATTAACTAATTCCCCAAGACTCTCATCTACATAAGATAAAAGATTAGATACATAAGAAGAGTAATCTAATTCTACCTTATTATCTGATTTTAGATATGTCTTTATATAAGAATATAAATCCTTAGTTAATTCTATTCCCTCATTTCTAGCACTTTCAATTAAATTCATCATTGATCTAGTCCTAAGTTGGGGAATTAGATTAAACTGTAATAATCCAGATAAATTAATAAGAATCTTTCTAATATTAGATATTACTTCTTCTGAAGAGTTTAAATTAGGAAGATTTAAATTATTTTGTATATAAGATTTAACTATAGAATTAGAAATGTTCTTATTTAAAAATTCTTCTATAGATTCTCTTATTACGAAATTTTTATCTAAAGTAGGATCTGAGTTTAATTTATTGTTAATAGAATTAGATAAGGTATCTATTTTCCGATCTATATTAAATATTGTATCAAATATATTAGATATAAATTCTCCAGAATTCTTATATGTAGAGAAAATACTACCTACATCAATTCCAGATCCATCCTGATTTATTGAATTAAAGAAGTTTTTAATTATATTCTGAGTATTTATATCAGATAAATCCGTATTTCTATATTCAAATATATAATCAATCCCTCTTTCTACAGGAACCCCTAATTCAAGTCCTAATTTTCTTGCTAAATCAAAATTACGTTTTGCATCTTCATCAAGATTAAGTAAGGCCTCTTCATCTATTCCTGATAGATATCCTTTTATTTTATTTAATAACGGTAACTTAGATACTATATTTATAATATTATCACCATATTTCTGTGATAATGACGTAAATATTTTATACGCTTTATCTAATTTCTCATTATTATCTTCTCTATAAGCTTTATATCTAGATTTAATTTCCTCTCTTTCGGATTCTGATAAAGATCCGTACGGTTTGCCAAGAATATTTTCTGTATATGTATATATATCAGAAGAATAAATTTTATTAGATATTTCGCTTATATTAAATAAAGCTCTTTTTAAATACTCTTCGGATTTTCCTCCTCGTAATAGTATATCCTTCTCTGTTCTTTTTTGTTGAAGTTCTTCATTTATTATATTTAATCTACTCTCCAACTCTGTTTTATTCGGAATTTCTTTATTAGGAGCATTTAATCGATTCTCTATATCTTTCTTTTCTAGGAGTAGACTTCCTATTTCTTTTCCTAATTGATTATAATCTCTAATAATATCTAATCTTCCATCAAATTTAATAAGATCTTCTACTCTCCTATCCCTTAATGCTGATAAAGATATTAATTCTTCATCACTAAGGCGTAGATTTTCTTCATTAATAATAGCATCCCACTGATTTATTAACTGTAATGATAGGTCTATTACAGCATCATTTTGGGAAATATCTCCAGATTCTACAGGAGAGTAATTTATATTCTCTCCTTCTATTGTTCTATTAGTAGCAGAAAGATTTTTTGGAGCTACACCTTGTTGTCTTAATCTCTCTAATTCTGAGATTAATTTAGATTTACCTCCATTTCGTAATATGTAAAAGATATTATCAGTAGCTTGTTCCGGAACTCTTTTATTTATATCAGATAAATTATTAGCAGCTTTAAATATAGCCCCACCAATAGCACCTCCAAAACCAGCCATTAAGTATCTTTCTAATGGATTAGAGGATAAGAAATCAAAAGAAGCATCTTTTTGTGTACCAGAAATTCCTGTGAATACATCTGTAATAGCTTTAGACATATCCATAATAGCTTCTTCTGACATTTCCTCAATTCCCTCAGCTACAGCATTACTAGCTATTCCAGAACCTGAGATAATATTATTTATAGGTTCCTTTACTTTTTTAAATGTATTTATAGCTTTCTTTAATACAGAATTAAATGCAGCTTTATCTTTTGTATTATTTGCAGTATAATGTAATAATTCTCTATTTTCTTCGATAAACTTTTTTCCAGCATTTCTTATAGCAGCTCTTTCACTATCAAATCCCAATCCCTCTAAAGCTTTCTGTCCTATTTCTGTAGATTGTATCATCCAAGTAGTAGCACCCATAGCTAAGCCAGCAGTTAAGGCTGCTGTTCTTCTATCATATCCGGCATCTAAAGCATCGTTATATACATCCATTGTAGAAGTTCCAGACATATAGAAATTAGCCATAAATCTACCTAAGAAATTATTTCTTATATTCGCTTTATTTATAGCATTTATAACTACTGGATCTGAGTTAATGATAGTATTATATAATCCTCTATTTTGAATTATACTACCGTCAGAGATAGCTTTTACTACCTCATCTCCATATTTAGCTTTTATAGCTTTTAAAGCAGCTCTTTCAGAGTTTCCTATACCAAGCCAATTAGGGATTTGGGCTAATAATCTCTGTTGGAATAATTGGGAGCCTATATCAGATACTAACCTTCCAAAATTTTCAAAGGTTAATAATTTCTCTTGAGACTTATCCGATACACTAGTATTAAATTGGTTTGCTTTAGCTTCTATAGTATTTAATATCCCAAAATTAGGATTTGGATTATTATTAATAGCTCCATCCAGCATTTTATATAAAGTAATCCCTAACTTAGTACCTTCTCTAAGAACTAAAGCTCCAGCGTATGCTTGACCTACATAGGGGATAAATAGAGGAGCTATACTAGCTACAGTTTGTGCTATAGTAGACCCAATACTTGATTCTTCTCCATCATTATCAAAAAAATCAAATTTATTCCATGTAGAATTTTCTCTAGTAATTACATCAAATGCACTTAATACCTGTTTACCATGAACTTCTCGATTCCCAAGAGTTTCATAATAAGGCATTCCAGTCTCATCTAGTTTTATCTCTCCTTTTTTATGTTGTATTAATCTCCCAGTTTCTGGATCAGTCTCTTGAACATCTTTATCATATTGAGCCAGAACTATAGGAGTTTTAGTTACTGTTCCCCAAAATCCTAGATCTTCTGGAGTTAAATCCATCCATCTGTTATTCTCGGTATCGAAGATTTTATTTTGTTGAGCCATTTCTCTAGTAGACATACTAGTCATTTCTGTCCCTAGTATAGTATTTAATCCGGTGCTTTGAATAAAAGGATTTTTAGTCTTTATTATATCTAAAGAAATATCTTGTACAGGAGAAAGTTGAGATTTAAAAGGAGACATTATATCATACTGCACTTTTGGAAGATCCTCTTCTGTAAACTGTCCTATAGATAATGTATTATATGAAGATAATGCTTTATTATAAAATGTATTAAATGCGTTATCATCAAATTTCCCATCGGGTGCAGTAAATGCCTGAACGATCTTTTCGTTTTGTTTATATTCATCCTTTGACTTCAATTCTATATCATTAGGAGTAACTCCGTTCTGTAAGAAGTCTATATAAGTTTTATCTTGGTTTGAGTAATATAACCCAAACCAATCTTTTTTTTCTAAATTATCCATATTATTTAAATGCAGCTGGGTTTAATCCTCCAGTTTGTTGTGTAATTTGATTAGTATTTCTTATTACATTTTCATAATCTAAATTAGATTTAGCTGTTTGAGGGGCAGTTTTTCCAGTAAATAAGATTGACATTAACTCATCTTGTACAGGTAAGAATATAGAGGATTTATATATATCATCGTTGGATATGAGCCAATATTCTGGAGGTACGTAACCATTAGCTCTCAACATTTTATTTTCTAGATTAGATCTAACCCTAGCATACATATCCCTAGCCTTATCCTCTAAATCATTATTTAATCTCTTAGTAATACTATTTAATTGAGTTTCCTTTGCCACTTCTTCTGGAATTAGAGATGGGATAACCATAAATTGATGCATATAAGATAATTGACTTTGTGCTGGTTCTCCGCCTCTAAGTATTAAATGATCTACATTATGTGCTCTGTATATATTTAATTTCTGATCTTCTGTAACTGTAGGACCTATAGCAGAAATTTCTCTATCTGCATCTTCTAAACGCTTTAATGCTTTTAAATCTACTACTTTAGAACCTGTTTTAGGATCTGTTATATATGGTAACCATGTCATCGCTACTCTATCTCCTTCATATAATATCTTACTTAAATCATTCGGGTTTAAAGTAACTCCAGTTCCAACAGAAGCTCCTGAAATATCTACTAAAGAACCTAACCCTCCATTAGTAATTATATCAGATAAATAACTCTCATTTAATACTTCTCCTTTAGCTCCTATTAATGGTCTAATACTAGCTTTAGCATCAAAAGAATATTTATCTCCTACATTTACTACATATTTCTGATTTTTAGGATCTGATACATAACTCATTAGAGGGTTAATATCAGTTAATCCTCCTTTACCTCCAGAACCATTTCCTGATTTACCTTCTATATTCTCATCTTTTAATGATTGGGAATAAGAGTGATCAGTTCCGAAGATGAGGATATTTTTAATACTTTCTATAGCATTTTCCCTAGGATCTCCGGTATTATTAATAGCAGCTCTTGCGATTAAAGTATTTCTAGATTGTTGATCTAAATTATTCCATATGTAATTTAAAGCAAGATTAGCATTTTTTCTTTGTGTAGCAACTTCCTCAGTTAATTTAAAAGTTCCATCAGGAGCAACATTCAACTTCTCACTTACAATAGCTTGTAATCCTTTTTCTAATTGATTAGCTCTAGCTTTATCAAAGTAATAATCAGAAGATTGTTTTTCTACTCCTATAGATTTAACAATCTCTTCTATTCGTTTACTTATATCATTTATATTTAAACTTCCAGCAACCGTTTGAGATAGGCTATTATCAAATATATAAGCTTTACTATTATTCCTTAGAGTTAAGAGATCATTATTAGTTAATACTCTATACTCTTCTCTACTTTCTGAGTATTGATCTGGAGTAATCATAACAAGTTCTCCATTAGAGTTTTGTGCGAATAAATTTCCAGAATAATCTATTGCTGCTTCTGAAAGTGTTCCTTTAGATAGTGCATGTTCTTTTGCTTGATCAAATATCTGTTTATTATTCTGAATCTCGTTTAATCTAGATACTAATCCTGTATATTGTCTAACACTGATAGGTTGTCCTAAAAGATCTGTATCAGCAAAGATATTACCAACTTGTTCCGCGAAATAATTAACTTCATTAGTTAATCCTTTACCAACCATTTGACCTATAATATCTTTCAACTGTTTCTGAGAATTATCAATCTTAGTATCACCAGATTTAGCAGAAGAATTAGCTACGGCTGATGTCCCTTCTTCTCTTCCAATAGGTTGAAAGAAAGGAGAATACCCAACCCACGGGGCTAGTTGTCCTCCTTCTTGAAATTTTTTAATATTTAACTTCATATTATTTCTTAATTATTCCTCCAAATCTAAATATTTTAGGATATTGTCCAGATAATCCTAATTTTTGTAAATCTATACTCCTCTTTAATCCTTTAAGTTGTAACTCTTTTTGAGCGTTAATAATATTTTTATATTCTGGATCTAAGAATAATTTAGTAGGATCTTTCTTATATTCTTCTTTTTGATATAACGCATCTAATCTTCTCTGTAAATCTGATGCAGTAATAGAATCCTCTGTAGATAATCTAGCATTTTTATATTGAGAATCTAAAAGTTGTTCATTTACTTTTCTAGCATTATTTGTATTTATATACTGCTTAGTTTGTTCTGTTACATCATGTAAGAATGTATCCCAGATATTAGCATTTTGTCCTATCTTCTGAGCTTTTAAATTCGCTAAAGTATTTAAATACTCTGTAGTAGCTAAACGATTTCTATTTGCAGCTTCCTCTCTTCTCATTAAATTATTAGCATTAACTTGAAATGCTTTTTCTCTAGACTGTTGTATAGCTTGTTCGTTTGCTAAATCTCCTTGCAATCTTGCTTCTGCTGCATTTTTAGCTACTTCTAAATTATATGCTAATTGTCTATCGGCATCTGAGGTTAGAGGTGTTCTAGTTAATCCTTCTAAATTTGCTGCTTGTTTATAATAAGCTTGTCTAACTCCTTCATTTCCTTGAATGGAATAATTTAAATCCGCAGGGAGATTTATTAAAGAAGGTCTTAGATCTTTTTTTAATATTTTATATATCTTATTATTAGCTGCTGTTTTTTGTATAGCAGAAGCTAAAGAAGATATAGTAGTTAAAGGAATACTTCCTAATGACGATTTAGTTGGAAGATAATTTTGAGATTCAATATTAGAACCAGTTGAAGACTTAGTGATAGGAGTATTTAAAGAAGATGTATTCATTGGTTTTAAATTAAAATCAAGAGTATTATTATTTAAAACTTCGGAATCAATTCTTCTTATTCTAGAAGGTGATTTTCCAGTCACAATAACTTCTTCTAATATGTTAGTAGGTGTAACTCCTCCATCTTGATATTTAATAACTCCTCCATTTTTAAATTCCTTAACTTTTTTATTTGCTTCAATCCATTCTTTAGAGCCTAATTCATATTTATCTCTTTCTTTAAGAAGTTTATTTCGAATAAAGAAGTAGTCTAAAGTACCTCCATCCTTATGTTTTTTAGGTAATCTATCTCCTACATCTTTACTTTTCTTCTTACTTACTGTTTTCTTTTTAGAGGAATGTTTAGATGCGGCTTGATATTCTTGAGCGTTTATACGTTTTCTTAATACTGCATCCTCTTCCGCTTTAATTAAGAGATTTAATATTCTTTCATCGTTTTGATTACTAACACTTTCGTTCGGAGTTGTAACTATTCTAGATAAATTTTTATTTTCTTCTTTATATCCTAATTCGTTACGTCTTTTTGTTTCCTGACCTTTTAAATACGCTAATTGTCTACGTCTTTTCTCATTTTCTAGTTTCTGTTTATTTTTAGCTAGTATAGCTTTTCCTTCTTCGCTTTCTCTCCATAGCTTAGCTTGAGTTTTTCTAACATCGGATTTAGTTATTCTACTAGCTTTCCCAGAAGGTTCTGTTAAAGGATGCGTTGTTCCAAAAGGTGTAAATTGCATTTGTTCTAGTATAGAACTATTTAATTCCGCATCTGTAGGTCCTTTTGTTGGATTTACAACATTATGTATTAATTGCTCTTTTTGCTCAAGTATTTCAGATCTGGGAGCTCTTAAATTAATTTTTCCAGGAGCTTTTTCAGTTAATTTTCCGTGATATACTACAGTAGGAGCACCTAAAGTTTGTCCGAGATAAATATTATTATCCTCTAATTGTTTCTGGATATTGCCACGTCTATAATAAGCCTGCTCTGCTACTAATCCTTTCTGGAAGGATGAGAGTTTATTATTCTTAATCTTATCTAAAGTCTCTGGTGTTAATTCTCTTCCAGCTACTTTAGTTTCTTTTACTTTTCCAACTCCGCGTGTGAAAGGATTATACCATTTACCTTTAGGTATTTTTATATTACTTAAATCCTCGTCAGTTAAATCCGTATATTGAGATTTTAATTTAGTCTTAACAGTAGTTAATTTATCCTCTGTCGACATCTTATTAAATCCCTCTACCTCATTATTTTTAAATAAAACTTCTTTAGTTTTACCGTTAACATTAACTTCTAGAGGTTTAGATAATTCTCCTGCACCAGCTTTTTGAGTATATAACTTCTTCCCAGCAACATTTCTACCGATACCCGTTACAGCATTTAATCCATTAGCTAACAATCTCCAGTCATTTATAGTTAATTCTTCTCCTGACATTACTTTACCTAAAGCAGTAAGAGAAGTTCCTAATCCTAATGCAGTAAATGCTTTACGTAGTATTGGAGCTGCTGTTTTTATCGCTTTAATCACTTTAGCTCCTTTAGCCATTGTTCCTAATCCGGGAATTAATGTTGCTGCATCCATCCCTAGATTTAGTATTAAGTTCCCAGTATCACTCCATGACCAATCATCGTCACGTTTATAATCAGCAATAGCAGTAGAAATTGTAGATCCTAATCCTGTTGCAGCTCCCACAGCATTTCCTACACCAAACGCAGCGGTAGAAGCTAAACCAGCTACATCTAATGCTAATGCTGTTAAATCTGCTTTATCTGCTGCACTTAATGATTCTCCAGAGAATACATCTGACATAGATGCAGATTGTTTATCTTGTAGATTTGAAGAAATTGAATTTCTTAATACTCCACCTTCTTGATACATTCCTACCCCACTTGGTATATATCCGGTACCTGCATAGTTACTCATTGGAGCATGTTTTAATCCTAAAAATGGTTTGATCTCGTTATCATATAAGCCATATTTAGAATATAAATCGGCTAGAAATTTACTTCCCAAGGTTAAATCTCTTCCTTCAACTGGATTAACATTAAGTTTATTTAAATTAATAGAGGAAATTCCCGGATAGTTTGATGTCGGACTAAATTGTAAATAACCTTGGTTATATTTAAATTCTCCAGGAATTATATCTCCTGTTTTCTTATTAATAGCATAAATACTTTTAGATTTATATGGCCTTCCAGTATTTAAATAACTCTCAACATTCTGAGGATTATTTATACCAACAAATTCATAATCTTCTGCTGCTTGATTATCTCCTATATAAGGATTAAAATAATCAATTCCATATTCCTCTCCTTCTGGGAGATTTAATAATTTAGCTAATTTATAATAAGCATTATAGCTCTGTTCCTTATCCCAATCTTTTTTATATTTAATATTCTCAGCATTTTTTCTCCAACTATATACTTCTGGATTATATATATCATTTAAATATTTAACATTACTTCCTACATAATCCTTAATCTTTTCATAAGGTATATAATCAGTATCATACCATCCAGATTTTAACATATATGTAGCTGGGTTAGATTCAAACGGAAAATAGCCTCTTAATCCCACAAGATTCCCAGAAGAATCTATTTCTCTTAACCCTTCTTTAGTAACTACTATATTTTTTCCGTTAAAATTATAACTTAGAGGAGAGTTTTCTGGTAGATTATTTACTTTCCTTATTTCATCTTCTTCTTTCTTAATCTGTTCTTCGGATTTAGTAGATCCTTGAGTAGAAGAATTTTGTTGATTTGAATCTCCAAAAATATATTTCCATATATAATCACCAAAACGCTGATTATTCTTCTGTTCTTCCCAATCAAATTCTGAATTAGGATCCCCATTTCTACCTTGAGATAAATCTTCTATAAATTGATCGTACTCCTGTATAGATTTAAAAGGAAGATTCTCATATCCCTTAAATGGAGTTTTATCTTCTGATGATAAATACTCATAAAATCTTCCTCTATTATTTTCTAAAGCCCTAATTACATCATCAATCCTTTCAGAAGTATTTTTCCTATTATATACTTCCTGATTAATCTTTCCTCCCCATACGGAATTAATTAATTCTCTAGGATTCCATGATACATCTATTTTATTAGGTTCTTGTAAAGTATTAGAGTATTCAGTAAGATTTAAAAAGTTATTATCTATAGCTTTAGCTAAATAATCACTACTATATTTATCACCTAAATTAAATCCTTCTGAGTTGTTATATTTAATATCGAATCCACTTGGAGTACTATTAATCTCTTGTATATCACCTTTACTTAGAGCGTCTAAAAATCTATTATAAGAAGCATCTACTCCAGATCCTCTTCTTCTATAAGAGTTTTTTAAACTTCGGGAGTCATCAGAACTAACCCAATTCTGGAGTTTTTCTTTAGCTTCTTTTATATCGTATTTTTTGCCGTTAATAGTAATTGTCTTTGTTTCTTGCTCTTTTTTATTATAAAGGTCTTGTAATTCTTGCTTCCTTTTATTATATTCTTCTATATTTGAAGGAGATTTACCTCCAGTTTCAAATTTAGGAACTTGTGCCATAGTTAATGATTAAAGTAAAAAATGGAGTATTATATTTAAATAATACCCCATCTAAGATAATTTATTGTCTTTTCTTTACTACTAATTTAGTACCTTTTCTCGCTAAAACAGGTTCAGTAGGAGCTTCTGCTTGAGCAGCTTGTCCCTGAGTCATTTCGACTAACGCTGAACATACCGCCAATGCAGCTTGACAATCCTGATTTTGAGTTGCCTGAGCAGCTAATTGAAGAATTTGCTGAAAGATTTGTTCTGGACTAGGTTGAGCCTGAGTAGCAGATTCCGTGGGCATAGTTCCGCCCTCTTGTAAGATTTTTACTTTAAATTTTTCGTTTACTTTCATTTCTTTAATATTTAACGTTAAACTTGTACAAAGTTAGGATTTTGTATATAAAAATCCTATTGTTTGGTAGTATTTAATAATTCTGAATTATTTACCACCTTTTGAACCTTTACCTTTAGATTTGCTTTTAGATTTACAAGCCATAATGTTTAGGATTTAAATTTGTTAGATATATATGTATTTACCTCATCTATCCTATTTAACCATCCTTTTAAAAATTTACTTTGAGAAGGTTTTCTATCTACTATTGATTGATAATATTCTTTTCTTTGGGAAATAAATTCTTGAAGCAGATTTTTAGAATTGCATAAATTCGCTAATCTAATTGTAGTTGGTCCAATTTTCCCATCTATATCTAAGGATTGTCCTAAATTTGAAATAGCTTTTTGAAGGCATTTAACACCATTAGAAACACCAGCATTAACGGAATGGTCTAATAGATGGGCTGAGATATAAATGTTGCTTATATCATCTATTTTACATTTGTTATAAAATTGATCTGCATAGAATTGTTCTACTAAATCTTCTAATTCTTTAACTGTTGTGATTAATTGTCCTCTTTTTAAGGGTTTAAATTTATCAATGATCTTCCATCCTTCCCATTTAGGGAAATTAGCACGGGATATTCCGCAATATGTCTCTTTCCCGGAGTCATCGGGGTCAAATACATAACCCCCCTCGTTTCTTAAGATCATTGATATAAGAATGTGAGATTTATTCATTTAACACTTAATTATTTTAATTTGTTTCTATTGTTGGAGATTTAATACTCTCTTTATTCTTATCCCCTAATTCTTTATGTAACAATTTTACTTCATGATTGAGTCTCTTAATTTCTTCTTGCATCTCATGTAACATTTCATCGTGCTCTGCTATTTTCTTCTGATTAAATAATACAGCCTGCCCAATTGCTTCTAAATCGAAGGTATAAACATTCTTCATACATCCAGTTTCTGAATCCTTAGCGTTTGATTTCATTATAGTTATCCAATTATTATTTATTAAATTCTTTTCAATTCTTTTATATGTTGAAAAACTAGTATTTAATATATTTGACATTTCTAAAGGAGTAGATGAAATAGTTCCTCTCCCACTATCTTTATTCATCATTCGTTCTTGAAAAGCTATTAAAGCACATTTTTCTTTAAAGGGAATTTCTTTATTCTTCATAAATTCAAAAGTGTACATTTCAAATCCTTTACTATATAAAGAACTTCCTTTATTAAAAACATAAATATTACATCTTTTTTCTCCTTTTATTATTT